ATGTACACGCCCTCGTACAGAACCCAGAAGAACGGGGTCCCCGTTCTGAAGAAGGAAGAAATCGACACAATCGGAGAAGAGTATGTACGGGATTTCCAGCCGGAAGTTCTGAAAAACCCAGCGCCCGTAGACATAGAGGGCTTTATCGAGTGCTACCTTGGAATGACTACGGACTACCAGTATCTTTCCCACAACGGCATCTATCTGGGTATGACGGTGTTCAATGATACGGACAGGGTGATCGTGTGGTCGCCTGAGACTAACCGGGCTGAGTATATCAGTGCAAAGGCCCGAACTGTCATTGTGGACAACAGCCTCTTGGAAGAGAGCCAGAAACATCGGTATCGGTTTACCCTTGGGCATGAAGGAGGACACGACATCTTCCACTCGGCCTTTTTCCGATATGATCCAAACCAGATGTCGTTCTTTGGCTCAACGATGGCTCCCATGATCCAGTGCCGCCGGGACAACACGAAGATGGGCAAGACGAATTCCAGGAGCTGGAACGACCACGACCGCATGGAGTTCCAGGCCAATCGGTTCTCATCGGCCATTCTCATGCCAAAGTCCGCCGTAGAGTTAGTGGCGCAGCGGCACAGGAAGGAACGGAGCCTTATCCGCAGCATCGCCATCGTACATGACGTGGTCGAGACCTTTGACGTTTCCATGGAGGCGGCGACTTACCGGCTGAAGGAATTGGGAATCGTAGGTAAAGACTTCTCTGTCCCCTATGCTGGAATGGACTTTATCGAGGTCTATGCGGACGAACTGGAGAGAGTCAACGATGCATCAGCCTTTGGGTTTTGACCCTGTTATAAGCGGGGATGACTTCCCCGCTTATAATTTTACCCAAATCGTTCGCAACTTAGCGTTCATGCGAACAGCATACCGAGTGTGTATAAGCGAATTACTGTATTGCCATCGATAACATTGCAAGTAGCCTGGTGATTTTTTGGGGGACGGCTTTTCTTGATTTCTGCCACTCTGGGGGGTATCATGAATTCATCAACAAAACATGGAGGCGCTCAGAAATGGACAACTTGATCGATATGGAGTTTGTCAACCGAAAATATTACGAAAAGTCCAAACAGAAAATTGCAACAAACAAAAACCAGGCTGCTGACCTGTTCAATGAGGTAGCTGCCGCAATAGGGGCCGACTTGAGTCTCATGAAGGAAGGCCAGGTCTCCAACCAGAGGTATATCATTTACGAATCGGATTTGGACCACATCTGCAAGATGCTGGACCGGGCAAAGAAACCTGACGGAAAACGTCTACGCTGCAGAGATTATCGCGGAGCGGGAGCAGAGTGTATTGACTTTTTCATTGAGGGGTTCTGTCACCTCTTCATGGCGGCAGGTTGCACCGAGGGCAGATGTAATCTGGAGCGGATAGCGATGCAAATCAAGGCGGAGTTTGTATCCATGATTGCGAGGATTGAAAAAACGTCTCCACAGTTTACCGATGACATCGATAAACGGTTTTTTGCACCCAATGAAGAATACTCTGACCAAGATGATCATCTGGAAGATGCGGATAAGTATGTCTTCTTGTACTATATGGAACAACATCCCCATATCAAGCGGGAAGAACTTCGAGCGATTTACTGGTGTTTCTGTAATGAGGCCGAGAAGCGCTATATGCAGGATTTCATGGCCGAGGTGCGAAATCTCCAGAAGTTAGACGAAACAGGAGTTTCAGAGTTCAAAGAAAACCTTTTGAGCCGTATGCATTTTGATGAAGCATTGGAAAAAGATTCGATATACCAAGATGCTTTGGACGAGTGGTACCGCGTAGAAAGTGGGCAGGGAAAACTCCAGGACAACAAAAGAAGAAAAAAGCTGGCCGAGACGGTTCTTTCAGAGATGGATCGTGTTGCTGCACAATACCTCGTCCCTGCTAAACCTAGTGCTGCCAAAACTGAGACCGCGCAAAAAGAACCTGACAAACTCTATCATAGTATCAAAGAAGCCGAACATCTTCTCCACGAGGCAATCAGGTTCTTCATTAGTCTTGTCAACAAACGCCTTGAAGAACCTATTTCAACACTGTCTGAGGGTGAAGAAACTATTTTGGAGTGTATGTTCCAAGCCCGCTTCGGTGAGCCAATGTTCGAGTGGCTCGAATTTGAGTTAGCATAATACACAAAGGCCATATATGGTCATCGGATGAAATGGAGGTTCAGATGGTTAATACAAGTGCAGAAAAACTTAAAGGTATGATTCCTTTCCCCTGCTGTAAAACCGAGAAAGTTATGGCCTTTGAAAGTTCAAGCGGGCGTTCTTCAAACAAATGTCCCCGATGTGGAGAGTTTGCCATTTTCGACTTTGATCAGATGACGGCATATCACGCACCCGCTCTACGGGGAGCAGCACATAAGTTCAAAGTGAATCAGCCAGTATCGACCGAGCCATAAGGGGTTCAAAGAGTAGACCACCACCGAGCCGGGGTATGGCAATCCAAGGCAGTATTCAACTGCTACTGGATTGCTATACCCCGGCTTTTTCCTTTTTGCAAAAACCTTTTATATATAGCAGTAGGTCAAAGCGGCTCTGGCCGTTGAGATAACAATATCGTAGCCTGTGTGCGCACATGGGCGAGGATGCTATAATCGCCGACCCTCCCTGCTGGGAGAGGCGTTATCAGCACCCTTGATCCTGTGCGCCCTTTTTGGCTGTGCATGGTTCGGGGCTGATACGCTCCGGCCATTTTTGTGTCCCCGCCCTGCCGCCCCCAGGCGGAAAGGACACAAAAATGAAAATCAAGTATGAGTTTGTCACCGGCGCTGTTGAGGTGGACGTCCCCGATGAATGGGGGATCGTCCTGGTCGATCTGAACAGGCAGGAGTACAACGTCAACCACAAGGAAACCCGCAGGCACATCAGCCTGGATGCCTGCCAATATGAGGGAGCCACCTTTGCCGCAGAGGACTTTGGCTTCGATGCGGTGTTAGAGCAGGACGAAGCCAAGAAGCTGGTGGCGGCGGCGCTGCCCCGGCTGACTGAAGCCCAGCGCCACCTTATCCATGCTCTGTATTTTGAATGCGTTCCGCCGAAAGTCTATGCCAAGCAGCGGGGCATCTCTGACGCGGCGGTGTCCAAGATGAAAACCGCCGCACTGAAAAAGATGAAAAAGGTTTTTCAGACTGGTTAATTCGCTCCCCCTCCCGTGGCCGTATTTTGAAGGGCTGCTCTACCAACTCGCCCTTCGGAAAGGACGGAATGACCGTGACGCATAAACTCAAAATCAGCGTGTCCAAGGAACCCCAGAGCGGCGGCATCATGCAGTGCCGGAATGTGTCCCTGCGGGAAAAGCTGCTCACCCGGCTGCTGGGGCGGCAGGAGAAGGTGATGATCTTGGTCCCTGGCAACAGCGTGGAGTCGGTGTGCATCACCGAGGTGCCGGAGGGGGGTGCGGCCTGTGAGTAGGATCAAGCTGCTCCTGGATGTGATCGAGGACATCCGCTCCCTGGCCGACAGCCTCCAGGCCGTGGCCACCGCCCTGGGCCAGAGTGACCAGGAAACCGCCGCCGCTCCCGATCCGGCCCCGGCAGCGCCCCCTGCCCCGGCTCCCGCCGACTCGCCGACCAAGGCCATCACGCTGGAGGAGGTCCGGGCGGTGCTGGCTGAGAAAAGCCACGATGGGTACACCGACCAGGTGCGGGGGCTGCTCCAGAAGTACGGGGCCGAGAAACTCAGCGGCGTGGACCCCAAGCACTACGCCGCACTGCTGAAGGATGCGGAGGTGCTGGGCCATGCCACCTAACAGCCACGCCATCCTCTCCGCCTCCAGCTCCCACCGCTGGATGAACTGTACCCCCTCCGCCCGTCTGGAGCGGGAGTTCGCCGACCGGGAGACCGAGGCCGCTGCGGAAGGCACCGCCGCCCACGCCCTCTGCGAACACAAGCTCCGCCGCGCTCTGAAGATGCGCTCCCGCAAGCCTGCGTCCAAGTACGACTGTGACGAGATGGACGCATACACGGACGGCTATGTGGAGTTCGTGCTGGAGCAGCTTGCCCAGGCCAAGCTGGAGTGCGCCGACCCGCTGGTCCTTATCGAACATCGGCTGGACTTCTCCTGCTGGGTCCCGGAGGGTTTCGGCACCGGGGACTGCCTCATCGTGGCGGACAAGCTGCTCCACATTATCGACTTCAAGTACGGCCAGGGTGTGCTGGTGGAGGCCGAGGAGAATCCCCAGATGATGCTGTACGCCCTGGGCGCACTCCGGCTGTTCGACTCCCTCTACGACATCTCCGAGGTGAGCATGAGCATCTACCAGCCCCGCCGGGAGAATGTGTCCACCTGGACGATCTCGGTGGACGAGCTGAACGCATGGGCGGAAAACGTTCTCAAGCCCAAGGCGGAGCTGGCCCACAAGGGCGAGGGGGACTATCTCCCCGGCCCCTGGTGCCAGTTCTGCAAGGCGGCGGTGAAGTGCCGCGCCCGCGCCGAGGAGAAGCTCCAGCTTGCCCGGTTCGAGTTCGCCCCGCCGCCGCTCCTCTCGGATGAGGAGATTGAGGACATCCTTGCCAAGCTGGATGACCTCACCAAGTGGGCCAACGAGATTCAAGCCTATGCCCAGGATGCCGCCATCAACCATGGGAAAGTGTGGCAGGGCTTCAAGCTGGTGGCCACCCGCACCAACCGACGCTACACAGATGAGGAGGCGGTGATCCAGGCGGCGAAGGACGCTGGGTACACCGACATTTTCAAGAAATCCCTTATCCCCATCACCGAGATGGAGAAGTTGATGTCCAAGAAGGAGTTCAATCGCATCCTCGGCTCCCTGGTGGAAAAGCCCCAGGGCCGACCCACCCTCGTTTCTGTCACCGACAAACGCCCCGCCCTGACCAACACCGGCGCGGGCGATGATTTCACTGAATTTAAGGAGGACTAATCTATGTCTACTCAGAAATCCAACACCAAGGTGGTCACCGGCATCGTCCGGCTGTCCTACGAACACGTCTGGGAGCCTGCCTCCATCAACGGCAGCAACCCCAAGTATTCCGTCAGCCTCATCATCCCCAAGAGCGACACCAAGACCATCGCCGCCATCAATGCCGCCGTGGATGCCGCCATCAAGGACGGTGTGGCAAAGTTCGGCGGGAAGGTGCCGCCCAAGGGCGCTCTGAAGCTGCCCCTCCGGGACGGCGATGCCGAGCGGGATGACGAGGCGCACAAGGGGGCCTACTTCGTCAACGCCAACAGCACCACCGCGCCCCAGATCGTAGACCGGGCCGTCCAGCCCATTCTGGACCGGGCCGAGGTCTACTCTGGCTGCTACGCCCGCGTGTCCATCAACTTCTACGCCTTCAACACCAATGGCAACAAGGGCATCGCCTGCGGCCTGGGCAACATCCAGAAGGTACGGGACGGGGAGCCGCTCAGTGGCCGCACCTCCGCCGCTGACGATTTTGCCACCGATCTGGACGATGACTTCCTGTCCTGAGAAAGCGAGGTAGATGACAATGACTTCACTCTACGAATTTGCCAAGCAGGTGAACGTGCTGGTGGTTTTCTTTCTCATCTACGGCCTTACCGTGAGCATGATCTCCTCTGCCATCGTTAGTTTCATCCGCTGGTGCGGGAAAAAGTGGAAGGTATACAAGGAAAATAGGAAAGCTGCCTCTAAATCCAATGACTAAAGCGGCCATGCGCTATGGGTGGCGGAGCTTCGGCTCCGCTGCCCCTTGGCGTAGGAAGGAGGCTGCATGAAAACTTTATCCATTGACATTGAGACCTACTCCGACGCTCCGCTGAAAAAGTGCGGTGTGTACCGCTACTGTGAGGATAGCAGTTTTGAAATCCTGCTGTTCGGTTACTCGGCAGACGGCGGGCCTGTCCAGGTGGTGGACTTTACCGCCGGGGGGCAGCTCCCCCCTGATGTGCTGTCGGCGCTCACCGACCCCGCCGTGACCAAGTGGGCCTTCAACGCCCAATTCGAGCGTGTGTGCCTGTCCCGCTGGTTGGGGATGCCTGTTGGCGAGTATTTGGACCCGACCTCCTGGCGCTGCACAATGGTGTGGTCGGCGACCTTGGGACTCCCCCTCTCGCTGGAGGGTGTGGGGGCCGTCCTCGGTCTGGAGAAGCAAAAGCTGAAGGAGGGCAAAGACCTCATCCGCTACTTCTGCACACCCGCCAAGGACCGGGACGGCAATCCATACCGCCACCACCCGAAGGATGCTCCGGAAAAGTGGGAGCGGTTCAAAGCCTACAACCTCCGGGATGTAGAAACTGAGATGTCCATCCAGCAGAAGCTGTCCAGGCTCCCGGTGCCGGAGAATATCTGGGACGAGTACCATCTCGACCAGGAGATCAACGACCGGGGCATCGGTGTGGACATGGAACTGGTGCGTCAGGCTATCGGCATGGACGCCCGGTCCAACGAGAAACTGACCGCCCAGATGCGGCGGCTGACCTCTCTGGCAAACCCCAACTCCGTCCAGCAGATGAAACAGTGGCTGGCAGACCACGGGCTGGAGATGGACAGCCTCGGCAAAAAGGAGGTCGCCGCCCTGCTGAAAACCGCCCCCGCTCCGCTGGCTGACGTTCTGCTCCTGCGGCAGCAGGTAGCCAAATCCAGCGTGAAGAAATACACGGCGATGGAAACGGCGGTCTGCCCGGACGGACGGGCCAGGGGGATGTTCCAGTTCTACGGTGCCAACCGCACCGGGCGGTGGGCTGGACGCATCATCCAACTTCAAAATCTGCCCCAGAACCATCTGCCCGATCTGGCTGAGGCCCGCTCGGTGGTGCGCTCCGGCGACCTCGCCGCCGTGGAGATGCTCTATGAGGATGTGCCGGACACCCTGTCCCAGCTTATCCGCACCGCCTTTGTGCCGCAGGACGGCAGGAAATTCATCGTGTCTGACTTCTCAGCAATCGAGGCCAGGGTCATTGCCTGGTTCGCCGGGGAGCAGTGGCGGCAGGAGGTGTTCGCCAAGGGCGGCGACATCTACTGCGCATCCGCCTCCCAGATGTTCCATGTGCCGGTGGAAAAGCATGGCCGGAACGCCCATCTGCGGCAGAAGGGTAAGATTGCGGAGCTGGCCTTGGGCTATGGCGGCAGCGTGGGGGCGTTGAAAGCGATGGGCGCACTTGAAATGGGCGTGCCGGAGGAGGAACTGAAACCGCTGGTGGACGCTTGGCGGGCCTCCAATCCCCATATCGTTCAATTCTGGTGGGACGTGGATCGGGAAGTCAAGCGGTGCGTAAAGGAACGGTGCGCTACAGAGACACACGGCCTTCGCTTTACCTACCAGAGCGGATTCCTGATCATCACCCTTCCCTCCGGCAGACGGCTGGCCTATGTGAAGCCAAAGATCGGCGAGAACCGCTTTGGCGGCGAGTCCGTCACCTATGAGGGCGTGGGTGGTACGAAGAAGTGGGAGCGGCTTGAAAGCTACGGCCCCAAGTTCGTGGAGAATGTTGTCCAGGCCACCGCCAGAGACATCCTCATGTATGCCATGCAGACACTGCGGTGCTGCTCCATCGTGGCCCATGTCCATGATGAGCTTATCATCGAGTGCGACCGCAGGGTTTCCCTTGCCGCCGTGTGTGAGCAGATGGGCCGGACGCCGCCTTGGGCGAAGGGCCTGCTCCTGCGGGCGGACGGCTATGAGTGCGATTTTTACAAAAAGGATTAGGAGGGTTTTGGAATGTTCTATGTGAAAGAAAAACTCAGCGATTCCGCTGAAATCAATATCGAAATCCACGATGAGAATGTGTTCTGCCGCTGCCCCAAGTGCGGCTGTGAGGTGCCGGTCGATCTGGCGAAAATCCTGTCCGATGGTGTGAGCGACCTGTTCGGCACGGCGGTTTACTGCACCGAGTGCAGCAAGGAGGCCCGGAATGGCCAGTAAGCGCAATTCCGAGGGTTACTACGACCTCACCGCATATGAGGCCCTCGTCAAAATCGAGCGGGAGGCGAAGCGGACCCGCACCTACCGCCCGCTGGTCTATGTCTGCTCCCCGCTCTCCGGCGACATCGCCGCCAACCAGAAGAACGCCCGCCGCTACTGCCGCTCCGTGGTGGAGCGGGGCGGCATTCCCCTGGCCCCACACCTGTATTTCCCGCAGTTCATGGATGACGGCGATGAGACGGAGCGGGATCTGTGCCTGTTCATGGACATCGTCCTGCTCACCAAGTGCGCCGAGCTGTGGGTGTTCGGGGAGCGGATCTCCAAGGGCATGAGCATGGAGATCGAGAAGGCCAAGCGAAAGGGCCAGCCCATCCGCTGGTTCGATTCCAACTGTAAGGAGGTATTCCAATGAGCCAGCCGTTCACCCTTTACCGCTCGGACAGCCTGGGCCGCGCGTCCAACTGTATGTACCCCCATGCCGTGGAGGTAACGGATTCCGCCTCTCTCGCCGCCGCCGTCAGCTTTGACTATGTGGCGGTGGAGTACAAAAACGGCTACCGCAACAACGCCAACTTCATCAAGACCAACTGCCTGATGCTGGACTGCGACAACGACCACTCCGAGGACCCCGCCGCGTGGATCACTCCGCAGGTGCTGGCGGATTCCTTGTTGGGTGTGGCCTTTGCCGTCCACTACAGCCGGAACAACGGAAAGGCCAAGAACGGCAAAGCGGCCCGTCCCAAGTTCCATGTATTTTTTCCCATCCCGGAGCAGACCGATCCCGCCGCCTACAGTGATATGAAAAAACGACTCCAGGCCGAGTTTCCCTTCTTCGACTCCAACGCCCTGGACGCCGCCCGGTTCTTCTTTGGCACCAATCCCCCGGAGGTAGAGTTCTTTGATGGCGACCTCACCATCGCCGACTTCCTGGACGACCGCTCCTTCGAGGATTTGGAGATGCCAGTGGGGGCCACTATCCCGGAGGGCCACCGCAACTCCCATCTGTCCCACTTCGCCGGTCGGGTCCTCAAGCGGCTGGGCGATACCCAGGAGGCCCACGATGCCTTCCTCTCGGAAGCCGCCAAGTGCGACCCGCCGCTGGAGGACACGGAGCTGACCTCCATCTGGCGCAGCGCCCTTCGGTTCAACCGCCGCGTCCAGCAGCAGGAGGGCTACATTCCCCCGGAGGAGTACAACGTGGACTTCCGCTGCTGTCCGGAGGATTACACCGATGTGGGGCAGGCCGAAGTCCTCACCCGTGTGTCTGGCGGGGAACTGCGGTACTCTCCCGCCACCGACTACATCTGCTACAACGGCGCCTATTGGGAGGAATCCAAGCATGGGGCACAGGCCGTGGCCCAGCGGCTCACTGCCAATCAACTGGAGGAGGCCACCACTGCCGCCGAGGACGCCTGGGCTGTGCTGACCAAAAACGGCGCGGCGGAAATCCTCGCTGCCATGAGCAAGAAGAAGGCGGAGTCCATGCTCACCAGGGAGCAGACCGCCGCCTATGTCAAATACAAGAAGGCGGCGGAGTACAAAGCCTTTGCTCTGGACCGGCGCGGCTCCCGGAACATCACCAACACGCTGAAGGAGGCCCGGCCCATGCTGGCTATCACGCCACAGGAGCTGGATGCCGACTGCTATCTCCTTTGCACCCCGGAGGCCACCTATGATTTGCGTCTGGGAATGGCCGGTGGCCGGGAGCATCGTCCCGATGACTTCATGACCAAGGTGACCTCTGTGGCCCCTGGGGATAAGGGTGTCGACCTGTGGGAGAAACAGCTTGACCTCCTGTTCTGCGGCGACCGGGAGCTGATGGACTATGTGCAGCTCGTGGCCGGGACCGCCTGCATCGGGAAGGTGTTCATCGAGCAGATGATCATCGCCTACGGCTGTGGGGCCAACGGTAAATCCACCTTCTGGAACACGCTGGCCCGTGTGCTGGGGACCTACAGCGGCAATGTGTCCTCGGACGCTCTGACCGTGGGCAACCGCCGCAACATCAAACCGGAGATGGCGGAACTGAAGGGCAAGCGGCTGGTCATCGCCGCCGAGTTGGAGGAAGGCACCCGGCTGAACACCGCAACGGTAAAGCAGATGTGTTCCACCGATGAGGTCTACGCTGAGAAGAAGTACAAGGACCCTTTCAGCTTTGTCCCCAGCCATACCCTGGTGCTGTACACCAACCATCTGCCCAAGGTGGGGGCTATTGACGCCGGTACCTGGCGGCGGCTCATTGTGGTGCCGTTCAACGCCCGAATCACCGGGAGCGGCGACATCAAGAACTATGCAGAGTACCTTTATGAGAACGCCGGCCCCGCCATTCTCGCCTGGATGATCGAGGGAGCCAAGCGGGTCATCGACATGGGGTTCCATATCGCCCTACCCCCGGTGGTAGAGGCGGCTATCGCCAAGTATCGGGAGGAGAACGACTGGCTCACCCACTTTGTGACCGACAACTGTGAGGTTGGTGTCGGCTACACTGCGCGTTCTGGAGCGGTGTACCAAGCATATCGCTCCTACTGCGCCGACACCGGGGAGTTTTTCCGCAGTACGGCGGAGTTCTATGCCGCACTGGAAATGGCGGGGTATGGGCGCAAGCGCACCCGCGATGCCAACCTTATCACTGGCCTGCGGCTGCGCACCCGTGAGTTCTCCTCTGCGCAGGAGCAGTTTGACGATTTTCTGCAATAGCACAAACCGGGCGGGTGTGGAGGTCGTGGCAGTCAATTCTCTAAAATACTTATAGGCTTATTTTTTCAGCCTATAGAAAAGTAAAGTGAAAGACCTCCATGACCTCCACACCACAAAAAATACTTCTGGAGGACCTATGGCAGCAGAAAAAACAATCGAGCGCAAGCTCGTGCAGGCAGTTCACCTGATGGGCGGGCTGGCTTTAAAGTTCGTAAGTCCGGGGCTGGACGGGGTCCCCGACCGAGTTGTGTTGCTCCCTGGCGGAAAGGCGGCTTTTGTGGAATTGAAAGCCCCTGGAAAGAAAATGCGTCCGCTGCAGGTAAGGCGGAAAAATCAAATCGAGGCTATGGGCTTTTCGGTGTACTGCATCGACAGGCCGGAACAGATCGGAGGCGTTCTCAATGAAATACAGTCCTCATGAATACCAGACCTATGCGACCAATTTCCTCCTGATGCACCCCGTCTCCGCCATCTTCCTTGACTGTGGTCTTGGGAAGAGCGTCATCACCCTCACCGCCCTTTTCGACCTGTGCCTGGACAGCTTTCTGATTCGGAAGGTGCTGGTCATTGCCCCGCTTCGGGTAGCGCGGGACACCTGGCCCACCGAAATCAAGAAGTGGGACCATCTCCGGGGCCTGTCCTGGTCGCTGGCGGTGGGGAGCGAGATCGAGCGGAAGGCAGCTCTGCATCAGCGGGCCTTCGTGTACATCATCAACCGGGAGAATGTCCAGTGGCTCATCGAGGACAGCGGCCTCCCCTTCGACTACGACATGGTGGTGGTGGACGAGCTGTCCTCCTTCAAGTCCTACCAGGCAAAACGGTTCCGCTCCCTGCTGAAAGTCCGCCCCCGCGTCAAACGTATCGTGGGTCTGACTGGCACCCCCTCCAGCAACGGTCTGATGGACCTCTGGGCGGAGTTCCGGCTCCTGGATATGGGCCAGCGGCTGGGACGCTACATCACCCACTACCGCGCCCGATACTTCCAGCCGGACAAGCGGAACGGACAGGTGGTGTTCTCCTACAAGCCCCTCCCCGGAGCGGAGGAGGCCATCTATGAGAAGATTTCCGACATCACCATCTCCATGCGGGCCACCGACCACCTCCAGGTGCCGGAGTGTGTCATGAACGAGGTGCGGGTGGAGATGTCGGAGCAGGAGCGGCAAATTTATGATACCATGCGGACCGAGCTGGTGGTTTCCCTGGGCGGCGAGGAGGTGGATGCCGGGAACGCTGCGGCTCTCGGCAACAAACTCTCCCAGATGGCGAACGGGGCCGTCTACGGTGAAGGCAAGCGCGTATTCCCCCTCCACGACCGCAAACTGGACGCACTGGAGGACCTTATCGAAGCGGCGAACGGAAAGCCTGTGCTGGTGGCCTACTGGTTCCAACACGACCGTGAGCGAATCGAAAATAGACTCCACAAACTTCATGTCCCGTTCTCTCGGCTGGACACATCGGAGAGCATCGAACGGTGGAATCGCGGGGAGCTGCCTGTGGCACTCATTCATCCCGCCTCTGCCGGACATGGATTGAATCTCCAAGCTGGAGGCTCCACCCTGGTCTGGTTCGGACTGACTTGGTCGCTGGAACTGTACCAGCAGGCCAACGCCCGCCTGTGGCGGCAGGGCCAGACGGACACAGTGGTCATCCACCACATCATCACCGCCGACACGATAGATGAGCAGATCATGTCTGCTCTGAGCAAGAAAGAGAAAACACAGTCCGCATTGATCGATGCGGTGAAAGCGAATCTGGAGGTGTAGCAATGGAAACGAAAGAAATGACGGTAAAAGAATATCTCTCCCAGGCCAAGTTCCTGGACCAGCGCATCAACAGCAAAATCCAGCAGGTGGCCGCTCTGAACGATCTGGCGACCAAGGCCACCTCTACGTTGACCGGGATGCCCCGGAATCCCAACCATGCCACCTCGTCCATGGAGGATGTCATTGCCAAGATCATCGACCTCCAGGCGGAAATCAACAATGACATCGACACACTGGTCGATTTGAAGCGCAGCCTCTCCAAGACCATCAAAGCGGTGGACAGTCCCGAATACCAAACCGTCCTGGAAAAGCGGTATCTGTGTTTCCAAAGCTGGGAGCAGATTGCGGTAGAGATGGGCTACGATCTGCGCTGGCTGTATCGAATCCACGGCAAGGCGCTGGAGGAGGTCAAGGCCATCCTTGGCATTGAATAAAGCGGCATTTGCCGTTCAATAGAACTTGATAACGCCGGGGGCGGTATGGTATACTAAACTTCGGCAGCCGCGCCCCAGAAGGCCCACCAAATGGCAGAGTGCTTGGTGGGCTTTTTGCTACCCGGCGGCAAAAGGCCAAATCTGTAAAAAAGGAGCGTCCAAAATGACTGAAATGGCCCATGAACAGAATCGTACAGAGCGAATCACCTACAAAGACAGCACCTATGAAATTGTATCAAAAGTGGCCTACTTGATAGGCGTCCCAAAACGCATATTTGAAAATGAGCATGAACCGCCGCAGATCGGTGTGTACCGACAACTTGATTTAGATAAAAACGCCAGAATTATCCGCCATTTATGCATTGTACGAACGTCCATAGAACGAAATTTCAAATACATCAATGATAAAATGCGGACAGAGTTCAAATCCATTCTGAGCCTGCCGCAATTCGTGCCAGCGGAATCTATCAGCCAGCTATCCGCAGACGGCATCAATTTTGTAAAGAAATCCAGCACACAGCTTTCGGGCCACATTGTTGAAATCAACAGAATTATTTCCGATCGAATCAATAATTGTAAAAATCTTTTTCCCCTTTGGCTGAATTGGCAGTATGTTCGGGAATTGTTTATTATGCCTGACGGCCTCCGAGAAGAATCCACAAAGGACGCTGCGGCGGTTTACTACAATGGACTTTCGTTTTATCCTTACCAAATGTACATCAACTGGATTCCCCAGGACGAGGGAAATATCCTCTACAGCGATAAAAAATTTGTGACTCTGCTCTATCAATGGCACCTGGACGAGTTTACCGACCTCGGCAAAGTATCCGATGCCGGGAGTTTTATCAAGGGCAACATATACGACTTCATTGACGAGGGGGAGAAAGTTGTCATTGTCGTGGATTGCGAGAATGTGGACCCCTACAAACTGAGCGCCACACTCCGGGGCCTGAGCCACAACTATACGGACAAAATTGCCTCCATCATTCTTTTCGATGATATCCACACCTCCTCCGGCTGGGACTTGCTGGAACGTTTTACAACGATCCCAGTGGAGCATATCGAAATTGAGCGGGTCAAGCAGGACAAGTCCCTGGTGGATATGCGGCTGGCTATGCGGGTCGGACAGGAGTTCTATGAGAACACAGTAGATTCCTTCGTCCTCGTTTCCAGCGATTCCGACTATTGGGCTTTGATCTCCTCCCTCCCGAAAGCCCAGTTCCTGGTGATGGTGGAACACGACAAGTGCGGCCCTGACCTCAAAGCGGCTCTGGCAGAGCATGGGATTTTCTATTGCTACCTGGATGACTTTTATTCCGGCAATTCGGAGGAGCTGAAAACACAGGCTCTTTTTCGTGAAATGCGCCTTTACATGGAGCGGGCCGTCCGTCTCAATCTGAATGCCATGTTTGACGAGGCTCTCCGGGCCACACGCATTGACATGACCGCTGCGGAGCGGCAGCGGTTCTACAGCAGATACCTCAAGACCATCCAGCTTGTCATTGACGATGATGGGGATGTTTCTCTCGCAATCAAGGCCAAATGAGAAACTGACCACTAAAAACCATTGAAAGCCACTCCCTCCATCTGGTATGATTAGAATTAGCAAAACAGCATAGAGAACTGCCACCATGGGACCACCATCCTGCGGTGGCTTTTCTTTTGCGCAGATGGAGGTGAACACCATGCCGAAACAGCCCCGCCGCCCCTGCGGTTTCCCCGGCTGTCCCAACCTGACCGATGGACGGTTCTGCGAGGAACACGCCAAACAGGAGAACCGCCGCTACGAACGCTACCAGCGGGACCCCGCCACCAAGCGGCGCTACGGCAGAGCGTGGCAACTCATCCGTGACCGATACGCCGCCGCCCACCCCTTCTGCGAGGAGTGCTACAAACGCGGCGTCCTCACCCCTACCGAGGAGATCCACCACATCGTTCCGCTGTCCCACGGCGGCACTCATGCGGAGGATAATCTCATGGCGCTGTGTAAGCCATGCCACTCCCGCATCACGGTGGAGATGGGTGACCGCTGGCCGCAGAACAAGGAGTACACCTACTGACCCCAGGGGCGGGTCAAATCTCTACAGCCCTGCCCCGTGGGGAACGGCGCGGGGTCATTTGCGCAAAATCGCGGTTTCAAACGGGGTATATACCCCACGCCATAACGGAGGTGGTTTTCATGGCGAAGGACGGCACCAACCGGGGCGGCGCTCGTGTGGGCGCTGGGGCCAAGAAAAAGCCCCTGGCGGATAAGATCGCCGAGGGCAACCCCGGTAGGCGGCGGTTGACCGTCACCGACTTCGACACCACCGCCGATCTGGAGGGCCAGCCCATGCCCAAGCCCTCCGCCATGCTCTCCGCTACCCAGAAGGACGGCAAGCCGCTCATCGCCGCCGAAATCTACGAGGCCACCTGGAACTGGCTGGCCCAGCGCAAGTGTGCCTCGCTGGTGTCCCCGCAGCTCCTGGAGCGGTACGCCATGAGCGTGGCCCGGTGGATTCAGTGCGAGGAGGCCATCACCGAGTACGGCTTCCTCGCCAAGCACCCCACCACCGGCAACGCCATCCAAAGCCCCTATGTGGCCATGAGCCAGAATTTCATGTCCCAGACCAACCGGCTGTGGATGGAGATTTATCAGATCGTCAAGGAAAACTGCGCCGGGGAGTACGGCGGGGCCACGCCCCAGGATGATGTCATGGAGCGGCTGCTCCAGGCCCGGAAGGGCAAGATTTGAGAAGGGAGTCCAGCATGGTAATCGAGAGAAAACACACGGCGGAGCTTATCCCCGCCGACTACAACCCCCGGAAGGACCTCAAGCCGGGGGACGCTGAATATGAGAAGCTGAAACGCTCCGTCGAGCAGTTCGGCTATGTGGAGCCGGTGATTTGGAACAAGACCACCGGCTTTGTCGTGGGCGGACACCAGCGGCTGAAGGTGCTGCTGGACATGGGCATCACCGAGGTGGAGTGCGTGGTGGTGGAAATGGACGCCGAGAAGGAAAAGGCGCTCAACATCGCCCTCAACAAAATCTCCGGCGAGTGGGACAAGGACAAGCTGGCCCTGCTCATCGCCGACCTCCAGGGAGCCGACTTTGATGTGTCTCTCACCGGCTTCGAGCCTGCGGAGATCGATTCGCTGTTCAAGGATGCCCAGCAGAGCAAGGTCAAGGATGATGATTTCGATGTGGAGGCCGAGTTGAAGGCCCCGGTCATCACCAAGGCCGGGGATGTGTGGACGCTGGGTCGGCACCGGCTGGTCTGCGGCGACAGCACCAAGGCTGAAACTTTCGCCCTGCTCATGGGCGACCGCAAGGCCAATCTGGTCATCACGGACCCGCCTTACAATGTGAACTACGAGGGCAGTGCCGGGAAGATCAAGAACGACAACATGGCGGACGATGCCTTCTACCAGTTCCTCCTGGCGGCGTTCCAGAACACCGAGACGGTGATGGCGGATGACGCCAGCATTTATGTGTTCCACGCCGACACCGAGGGGCTGAACTTCCGCCGCGCCTTTGCGGATGCCGGATTCCGGCTCTCCGGGACGTGTATCTGGAAGAAACAGTCCCTGGTGCTGGGCCGCTCTCCCTACCAGTGGCAGCACGAGCCAATCCTGTTCGGCTGGAAGAAGAAGGGTAAGCACCAGTGGTACACCGGGCGGAAGGAATCCACCATCTGGGAGTTCGACAAACCAAAAAAGAACGGCGACCACCCCACCATGAAGCCGATCCCGCTGCTGGCCTACCCCATTATGAACTCCAGCATGAGCAACACCCTGGTGCTGGACCCCTTCGGCGGCTCCGGCTCCACGCTGATCGCCTGTGAGCAGACCGACCGCTCCTGCTGCACCATTGAGTTGGATGAGAAGTTCTGCGATGTGATCGTCAAGCGGTACATCGAGCAGGTCGGTTCAGCCGATGGTGTTTCCGTCCAGCGGGATGGGCTGACCTATCAGTATTCGGAGGTCTGCGATGGAACAGAAAAACACACTGACCCTCGGCAGCCTGTTTGACGGCTCCGGGGGATTTCCTTTGGGCGGGCTGCTGGCTGGCGTCACCCCGGTCTGGGCCTCGGAGATCGAGCCGTTCCCCATCCGGGTGACCACCAGGCGGTTCCCCAACATGAAACACTACGGTGACATCTCCCGGATGGATGGCGGGAAGATCGAGCCGGTGGACATTATCACCTTCGGCTCCCCCTGCACCGATATGAGCATCGCCGGGAAAAGGGCTGGTCTGGATGGCGCTCAGTCCTCGCTGTTCTATCAGGCCATCCGCATCATCAAAGAAATGAGGTGTGCCACCAATGGAAGATACCCACGGTGGATATGCTGGGAGAACGTTGTCGGCGCATTCAGTTCAAACCGGGGCCTCGACTTCAAAGCGGTCCTCGAAGCGGTCATCAGGATCATCGAGCCGGGGGCCGAGGTGCCTATGCCTGAGAAAGACCGCTGGCCCTACGCCGACCTTTACATGGGAGAGCGATGGAGCGTTGCGTACCGCACTTTTGATGCGCAACATTGGGGAGTCCCCCAGCGGAGACGCCGCGTCTACCTTGTCGGCGATCTTGCAGGCCAGTGTGCCGGACAAGTATTATTTGAGTCCGAAGGCTTGTCTGGGTATTCTGCGGAGGGCTTCCGCTCGTGGCAAAGAGCTGCCAGAAATCCTGCGGCTGGCCTTGGAGCGGCAGGCGGCATCTGCCTGAACGACCAAGGCGGCGGGCGGATGGACATTTCTGAGGAAGTGACCGCCACCCTCCGCGCCCAAGAGCATGTGCATCCGCCCTGTGTGCTGGCGGCGGGTTTCTGCAAGGAGTGTTCCGCCCAGAGCCGGGGCATTGGCTATGAGGAGGAACGCGCTCCCACCCTCCGGGCTGGGGCCATCCCCACCGCCGTCTATGAGAACCATAGTCAGGACACCAGATACACCGGGCCGTTGGACACGGCCCCCACGGTCAGCTCCACCTATGGCACCGGCGGCAACAACCAGCCCTTCGTGGTGGAGGCCGACACGCCCAAAACGCTGAAGATCCGCTCCGGCTGCGAGGGCGGCGGCAAGGGGGCGCTCATCCAGGAGGATGTGTCCGCCACCCTCTCCTGCAACAACGACCAGACGCTATTCGTGCCGAAGTGCTACAGCATCGGCGCGGCTTTCAGCGAGGGAATGCTCTCGGACAACCCCCACAGCGGAATCTACGAGGCGGACTCCTCCCGGACGCTGGATCAGAGCGGCGGCAACCCCTCCTGCAACCAGGGCGGCATCGCCGTGGTGGAGGGGCCGACCTATGCTGTGACAACAGGAAAATACACGCAGGTCAGCGCGGAGCAGGCTCCCACCCTGATGGCGCGGGATTTCAAAGACCCCACCGCAGTCAATCGGGGCTACAGTGTGCGGAGGCTCACCCCCACCGAATGCGCCAGGTTACAAGGGTTCCCGGATTTTTGGTGTGCTGGTCTTGACACACCGGAGCCTACCGAGGAGGATATCGCTTTCTGGACGGAGGTCTGGGAAACGCACCGCCGGGTGATGGGCGGCTCCGCCAAGGCCAAGAGCCGGAACCAGATCATCAAGTGGCTGCAACACCCTCATTCGGATGCCGCTGAATATAAAATGTGGGGGAATGGCGTGGCCTTGCCAAATGTGTTTTTCGTGCTGGCAGGCATTGTGTGGTCTACACAATTATCCAGCCAGTAATTTGTCGAGGTCAGGGCGAGAAACAACTTGCTATATCCGCCGGGTAGAGCGAATATGTGACTACCAAAAAACAAGGGGGTTTCCACCATGACGATCAACTACAACGTGACCGGCACCGAGCGCAAGCGCCTCGCCGACTACATTTCCGGCTTCATGGGTACGGAGAAAAAGTACCTGGGTGCGCCGACCTTCGCCTACCAGATTGGTTACCTCACCGTCAGCAAGGACGGCGCGGTCAGCTTCGAGGACCGGGGCTACAACAGCGACATCGACGCTCTGATGGCAGAGCTGGAGGGCCAGGGGTTCCACACTGAGGACACCATCGCCAAGGCCAACACCGCCGAGGCGGAGGCCGCTCCCGCAGAGGAGGGCGTCACCCAGCCCCACGGCTTCGGCCTGACGGTCACCCTCCCCGCCGCCAGCCTGCCCTCCGAGACGCTGGCCAACCTCACCAGCATCCTCGCCGCCAAGGGACGGCTCATCCGCAAGGCCCTGGGCATCGACCTCCTGCCGGTGCAGGTGGAGGCCGATACGGTTTCCTTCCCCTGGTTCGAGGGCCGGGAGCTTGATGCCGATGAGGTCAAAGCCTACACCCACCTGATCGCCGCCCTCTGTGACATGGCCCGGAACCAGAAACGCATCACCGCCAAGGAAAAGGCCACCGACAACGACAAGTACGCCTTCCGGTGTTTCCTGCTCCGGCTGGGCTTCATCGGAGCCGAGTACAAGGACGAGCGGAAAATCCTCCTCCGCAACCTCTCCGGCAACAGCGCATTCAAGTCCGGCAAGCGCACCGCCGAGGCTCTTCAGCCAGAGCCTCCCGCCTTCACCGCTGCGGTGGAGGCCCAGGGCGACCCGGAGCTGGCCGAGGCCCTGGCGGACGAGCTGCTGATCCAGCAGGTCAACGCCTCCTTTGGAGAGGAGGCGGCGTCATGAGAGGCATGACCCCGGAAATCCTCGCCAGCCTGCGGGAGCGGTTCCCGCAGGGGACGCGGGTGGAGCTGCTCCGCATGGACGATCCCCAGGCCCCGCCCATCGGCACCAGGGGAACCGTGAGGGGCGTGGATGATTCCGGCTCCATTATGGTGGCCTGGGACGGCGTCGGCTCCCTCCATGTGCTGTTCGGAGTGGACGAATGCAGAAAGGTGGGCGAGTGAAATGCGCAGCATTATCGGTGAGTTCTACCTTGGCAACATCACCCCGGACGTGACCGTCATCAAGCGGACCTCCGAGCTGCAAAAGGCGGTGAAGGAAATGGCCGATGCTGAGTCCTTCCTCCGGGAAAACTTGGACGGCGAATGTCTCGCCGCACTGGAGCGGCTGGTCGATGCCCAGCTCACCACCAGCACCACCACGGCCCAGGAACGCTACATGGACGGGTTCCGCACCGGGGCCAAATTCATGCTGGACATCCTGACCGGCGAGAGTGAAAACCTGGCCCCGCTGGTGCAGACCGAGGCATAAACTACACAATTCCGGCCCAGAATCCTTGTGTACTTTACGAATCGAATTAACTTGCTATATCTCCGTTTTAGAGCGAATATGTCACTACCGAAAGGGAAAACACCCCGCCGGACACACAAAAAACGGAGGTCAGCACCATGAACGAGAAAATGAAAAAACAGGTCGCCGAAATGAAAAAGCAGACCATCGGGGTCGAGGTGGAGATGAACAGCATCACCCGCCACGCCGCCGCCAAGCTCGCCGCCGAGTTCTTCGGCACCGGGCGCTGCGAGGACACCGCCTGCCGCAACGGCTACTACACCTGGTCGGCTTGGGATGCCCAGGGCCGCGAGTGGAAGTTCCAGCGGGACGTCAGCATCGAGGGGCCGGACAGCGAGAAGTGCGAGATGGTCACGCCGATCCTCACCTACGCCGACATGGACACCCTCCAGGAGCTGGTGCGGCGGCTGCGCAAGGCCGGGGCCAAGAGCGACTACACACGCGGTTGCGGGGTCCACATCCACATTGGGGCCAAGGGCCACACCGCCCAGACCCTCCGCAATCTGGCGAACATCATGGCCAGCCACGAGAGCCTCCTGGCGGATGCTCTGGCCCTTGACCACTATCGCATGAGCCGGTATTGCCGGACGGTCAACCCCCGGTTCATTGAGACGGTCAACCAGCGCAAGCCCAGCACCATGAGCGACCTGGCAGACATTTGGTACAGCGCCAACAACGCCACCTACGGCAGAAACCAGCACTACAACGACAGCCGCTACCATATGCTCAACCTCCACGCCACCTTCACCAAGGGTACGATTGAGTTCCGGCTTTTCCAGTTCGACGCCCCCACCGCCGACCGTAAGAACGGCCTACACGCCGGGCAGCTCAAGAGCTACATCCAGCTTTGCCTCGCGCTCAGCCAGATGGCGAAGTCGGTCAAGACCGCCAGCCCCAAGCCCCAGCAGAACGACAACCCCAAGTACACCATGCGCACATGGCTCCTCCGCCTGGGTTTCATCGGCGAGGAGTTCGCCACCGCCCGCGACCTGCTGACCCGCCGCCTCGCCGGGGACGCCGCCTTCCGCAACGGACGCGCCGCTTGAAGGCATTAGCCGCAGGCCCTCTAAACCCGCCACCGAGCGGGCTTTAGGTGGTAGAAGGGCAAGCGCCCAACGGAAAGGAAGGTACAGAACATGGCAAAACGCTATTACATCGCCTACGGCAGCAACCTCAATATCCCGCAGATGCGGGTGCGCTGCCCTGGGGCGCGGATTATCGGCACCTCGGTCATCCCCGACTACGAGCTGCTGTTCAAGGGGAGCAAGACCGGCTCCTACCTCACTATCGAACCGAAGGCCGGGGCCAGCGTCCCGGTGGCGGCATGGGAGGTCAGCGAGGATGACGAGTTGGCCCTGGACCACTATGAGGGGTTCCCCACCTTTTACTACAAGGCCGAGATGGTGCTGCCCATCAAGGGCATCCGCACAGGGAAGGTTCGCCACCGCAGGGTGTTCGTCTACATTATGCACGAGGAACGGAGTCTCGGCCTGCCCTCTGCCCACTATGTGGCCGTCTGCCGGGAAGGGTACGATTCCTTCGGATTCGGCCAGCGGTACTTGACCGACGCCATCCAGCGGAGCATGGAGGGGATGAAATGAAAAACAACATTTTTCGGATTTCGGTCTGCCCCAGGTGCGGCCAAACCTACACCGCGCCCCCGGCCACGGCCAGAGACGGCTCCGGCCCCATCTGCCCAGACTGCGGCACCAGGGAGGCCCTGGAGAGCATCGGGGTGGACACCGCCGAGCAGGACAAGATCATCGATACTATCCACCGCTGCCAGAGGGGGTGTGGGTATGAACACTAAACCGAGGACCGGGTTGGAAATTCTGAAAGCCCCCGGCACCACGGCTGGCGAGATCGCCGCCCTGCTGGAGACGGGCCATCCACCCTTCGAGGAGGGCGATGTACAGTGCGACCTGGTTGATTGCAAAGACTGCTGGTTGGCCTGGCTCACCACTGGAAAGGTTCCCGCCCCTAAGTACAAGCCCATCCGCTGACCATCAGCGGCGGCACAGCCCTTCGGGGCTGCTGCTCGTACTGCGGAAATATACACGATCTCCATCACGGATATTTGTGTACTTTAGCCCTCTGAATTAGCTTGCTATTATCCTGATTTAGAGCGAATATGGGTACACCCGAAAGGGAAAACCACATTTTGAAAGCGGAGGGCATGAACATGACAACGAGATTTCAGCGGGAACTGAGCGGCGAATTGGGTGCCTACTGGCAGCGACAGGCCGAGGCGGAGCTGGCGAAGGTCAAGACCGACCTGGACAGCGGCGAGATCACCATTGACGAAGCCGGGGTCGCCCGGAACTGCATCGGACGGGCCTTGATGGATGACCTGCTGGAGAAGCTCCTCCTAGTCACCGACAGGGCCGACAGTGCCGCCACACGGGCCGCACGAGAGGCCGAGGTGCAGGCCGACCTGGAATCCTACCGGGCCAACAGAAAGGCCCCCAGCACCGAGGAAATCGCCGAGATGCGGGCTGCGTTCGGCGCAGGCACCAAGGTGGTGGATGTTATCACTGGCGAGGAAATCCAGCTTTGACCCATCGCCCCAAGGGGGACGGCCCGGAAGGGCCTGCTCCTCGTTATACGGCGGCATAATATACACAGTTTCTACCCCGGATGTTTGTGTAGATTATGCTCCGAATTGACTTGCTATTATCTCCGTTTAGAGCGAATATGGGTATACCGAAAGGGAAAACCACACTTTGAAAACGGAGGGCAACACCATGAAAATCAAGATGAACAGCAAGACCGCAGCGAAGGCCGACACCTATCGGCTCCAGAAGGTCACCACCCCGGAGGACCTCGAACTGAAGATGATGCACAATGGCGGCGCCATCCTCACCTTCAGCGACCGCATCCTGGTCGCGGGGTACTTCTACAACCCCAACGGGCGGTGCTACTACGGGGCCACCTACCGCTTCACCACCGCCGACCACACCTGCGAGGGCTGGGTGGAACTGGTCAGCATTTCCGAGGAAACCTTCGAGGACAACGGCCACGCCATTGCCTGGGCGATGGCTAACTGAGGGGGGCCAGACATGACGAGGCAGAAAAAGGAGATCATTAAGAAGATTGACGATCTGGAGCAGTGGATCGCGGCTGATGAGGAACTTGGCTGCGGATTCGCCCCAGCCGGGGCCTACGATGGGATGTACCAGGAAATCTACCAGCTCCAAGAGGAACTGGCCCACCTCCAGCACTACACCACCTTGGAGGATATGCTCTACGACACGCGGGGCTGCGAGAACAGCGGATGCCCCTGGTGAGTTGAACCAAAACCGAATACACCGCAGCACCAGCCCTTCGGGGCTGCTGCTCGTTACTGGCTTGCCGCTGGGCAGGTCATTTTTTATATCCTTTGGAGGTGACACACCATGCGCAAGCTGAAAAAATATAAGCCCACCCCATTTAAGGCCAAGGACTTCACCTACAGCAAGGAGGCCGCTGACTATGCGGTGGGGTTCATCGAGTGCCTTTGTCACACTAAGGGGACTTGGGCCGGAAAGCCCTTTGAACTCATCGACTGGCAGGAGCAGATCATCCGGGATGTGTTCGGCACCCTCAAGCCTAACGGCTACCGCCAGTTCAACACCGCCTACATCGAAATCCCGAAGAAGATGGGCAAGAGCGAACTTGCCGCCGCTGTCGCCCTCCTGCTCACCTGCGGCGATGGCGAGGAGCGGGCCGAGGTTTATGGCTGTGCCGCCGACCGCCAGCAGGCGTCTATCGTGTTCGAGGTCGCTGCCGATATGGTGAAGATGTGTCCAGCTCTCTCCAAGCGGGTGAAGATTCTGGCCTCCCAAAAACGCATCATCTACCAGCCCACCAACTCCTTCTACCAGGTGCTTTCGGCGGAGGCGTACAGCAAGCATGGATTCAACATCCATGGGGTGGTCTTTGACGAGCTACACACCCAGCCGAACAGAAAGCTGTTCGATGTCATGACCAAAGGCTCCGGCGACGCCCGGATGCAGCCGCTCTACTTTTTCATCACCACGGCTGGCACAGACACCCGCTCCATCTGCTACGAGACACACCAGAAGGCCAAGGATATTCTGGAGGGCCGGAAGATCGACCCCACCTTTTACCCTGTAATCTACGGTGCAGATGAGGGGGACGATTGGACGGACCCCAAGGTGTGGAAAAAGGCTAACCCCTCCCTGGGCATCACGGTGGGCATCGACAAGGTGCGGGCGGCGTGTGACTCCGCCAAGCAGAATCCCGCCGAGGAGAACTCCTTCCGGCAGCTCCGCTTGAATCAGTGGGTGAAACAGGCGGTGCGCTGGATGCCCATGGAGCGGTGGGACAAATGCGATTTTGCCGCCAATGAGGACAGCTTGGAGGGGCGGGTCTGCTACGGCGGGCTGGACCTTTCCTCCACCACCGACATCACGGCCTTCGTGCTGGTGTTCCCGCCCGTGGACGAGAACGATAAATACAGCATCCTCCCGTACTTCTGGATTCCAGAGGACAACCTCGACCTCCGGGTCAGGCGCGACCATGTTCCCTACGATGTGTGGGAAAAGCAAGGGTTCCTCCAGACCACCGAAGGCAACGTGGTTCACTATGGCTACATCGAAAAGTTCATCGAGCGGTTGGGGGAACGATTCAACATCCGGGAGATTGCCTTTGACCGCTGGGGTGCCGTTCAGATGGTACAGAACTTGGAGGGCATGGGCTTTACCGTGGTTCCCTTCGGGCAGGGCTTCAAGGATATGTCCCCGCCCACCAAGGAGCTGATGAAGCTGGTGCTGGAGGAGCGGGTGGCCCACGGTGGTCACCCGGTGCTGCGGTGGATGATGGACAATATTTACATCCGCACCGATCCGGCTGGCAACATCAAGCCGGACAAGGAAAAGTCCACCGAAAAAATCGATGGTGCCGTTGCCACGGTGATGGCCCTGGACAGGGCTATCCGCTGCGGCAACGACATCAGTGAGAGTGTGTATGACAGCCGGGGGCTACTTTTTATTTGAATAGTCCACATCTGTTGTATCATTGCTAATCTTGCACTGACTTTTCAATCACAATAATTTCTTTGTCATTGTTATTAACCGTTTCGGTTGAAATAAAAGCGGTGTAGGCATTTGATGCTATCAATTTTGTAGATGCCGCATCTATTCCTACCGAAAGCAGAATAACGATTGCAGGTACCAGGTCAATTAGGTTTATTGCTCCTGTCTTGCCCTTTTTAGTAACCAAGCGGAAACCAGCCACCTTGTTTATTCTCTGAATGTCTTTTACGGGAAATGCATTGATTGCTTGAATTATAATCTTTTCTGTAATTTTCTTCCCAGGTTTCTTGGACAAATGCCCTATTGTACTTGTCAAGAGGCAGAGATATATCTTGCCCTTCACTTCTTCATTTCGTAAATCAAATCCACCAAGCGTAGCAATTCCTGCAACCATTCGCAACTGTATAAATGTCGCTATGGGAAGGTGAAGTTGTTTCAGCAATGCTTCGAGTGCATCAGACAAATCGGCTGAGTATTCAGTTCCCAATATTCCTGAGAGGGTACCCGTTGTCGCTACATTAACAATATGATCATTTATCAGTTTTTTGGCGGCTTTTTCTTTTGTGCCATAATGCTCCAAATAGTCATTAGCCATGTCTGCTATAGATTTTTCTAAGCTCGGAGCCACGGAAAACAGCACATCTAAGATATCAGGGCTTGTCTTTTTTCGCATGGCTTTTTTGGATGTGCTTTTTGTAAGAACCTTTTCAGACATGGCACCTTGCCCTCCCCCAAATTTTTAACTATTAAATTATACCACAGCATCTTCCGCTTTCCAAGAGTGGGTGGTGCTTTTCTTATGCCCATTTTTAATGAAGGAGTGTGATCTCTATGGGCTTTTTCAGCAGTCTGTTCCGTTCGCGGGATGCTCCCCAGGACCGTACTGCAGGGAGCGGCTATACCTTTTACTTCGGCAGTTCCACCTCCGGCAAAGCCGTCACCGAGCGGAGCGCCATGCAGATGACGGCGGTGTACTCCTGCGTCCGTATCTTGGCGGAGGCCGTGGCGGGCCTGCCCCTCAACCTCTACCGCTACACCGAGGACGGCGGCAAGGAGAAGGCTATCGACCACCCGCTGTACCTCCTGCTCCATGACGAGCCTAACCCGGAAATGAGTTCCTTCGTGTTCCGGGAAACCCTTATGACCCACTTGCTCCTCTGGGGCAACGCCTACGCCCAAGTCATCCGCAACGGCAAGGGCGAAGTGATGGCGCTGTACCCCCTCATGCCCAACAAAATGACGGTGGACCGGGACGAGCGGGGCCAGCTCTACTACAGCTACCAGCGGAGCAATGACGAGGCCGTCCGCTCCAAGGACCAGGCCGTTATCCTCCGGCCCTCGGACGTGCTGCACATCCCCGGCCTGGGCTTTGATGGGCTGGTGGGATATAGCCCTATCGCTATGGCGAAGAACGCCATCGGAATGGCCATCGCCTGTGAGGAGTACGGCGCGAAGTTCTTCGCCAACGGCGCGGCTCCAGGCGGTGTCCTGGAACACCCCGGCACCATCAAAGACCCCCAGCGGGTGCGGGAGAGCTGGCAGTCCACCTTCGGCGGCAGCGGCAACGCCAATAAGATCGCCGTTCTGGAGGAGGGCATGAAATACACGCCCATCGGCATCTCGCCGGAGCAGGCGCAGTTCCTCGAAACACGAAAATTTCAGATCAATGAGATCGCTCGAATTTTCCGAGTGCCGCCCCACATGGTGGGCGACCTGGAAAAGTCGAGCTTTTCCAATATTGAGCAGCAGTCGCTGGAGTTCGTGAAATACACGCTGGAGCCTTGGGTAATCCGCTGGGAGCAGTCCATCCAGCGCACCTTGCTCACCGAAGCAGAAAAGTCTCAATATTTTGTGAAGTTCAACTTGGAGGGCTTGCTCCGTGGCGACTACTGGAGCCGGATGAATGGCTACGCCACCGCTCGGCAGAACGGCTGGATGTCTGCCAACGACATCCGGGAGCTGGAGAATCTCGACCGCATCCCCGCCGAGGAGGGCGGCGACCTGTACCTCATCAATGGCAATATGCTCCCGCTGAAGGATGCTGGGGCTTTTGCAGATACCACTATGACAGGAGAGGAGGATTCCGATGAAAAAATTCTGGAACTGGAAAGTGAAGTCGGCAGCGGAGACGGCCCCGGAGGAACGGACGCTGTTCCTCAATGGCACCATCGCCGAGGATAGCTGGTATGACGATGACGTGACCCCGCAGATATTCAAGGATGAGCTGATGTCCGGCAACGGCAACATCACCGTCTGGATCAACAGCCCCGGTGGTGACTGCGTGGCGGCGGCACAAATCTACAATATGCTCATGGACTACCCCCATGACGTGACCGTGAAAATTGACGGTATCGCCGCCAGCGCCGCCTCGGTCATCGCTATGGCTGGCACCAAGGTCCTCATGTCCCCGGTGTCCACTATGATGATCCACAACCCCGCCACCATCGCCTGGGGCGATGCCGGGGAGATGGAAAAGGCCATCGCTATGCTGGACGCTGTGAAAGACTCCATCATCAATGCCTATGAGATCAAGAGCGGCCTGTCCCGCGCCAAGCTGTCCCACCTCATGGACAGCGAGACCTGGATGGACGCGAACAAAGCGGTGGAGCTGGGCTTTGCGGACGGCATCCTGCCCCGCGCCCAGGCCGGGGACGAGGCCCCGCCCGCTGGCTCCATGCTGTATTCCCCAGCGGCGGTAGTCAATTCCCTCATGGGGAAGATCGCCGCCAAGACCCATATCAGCAAGCCCAATCCCGAACCTACACCCACAGGCCGTTCCATCGACACGCTGATGGAGCGGCTTGAACTTTTGAAATTTTAAAGGAGGAACACATCATGACCATTCTGGAACTGAGAGAGAAGCGGGCCAAGGCGTGGGCGGCTGCAAAGGCTTTCCTGGACAGCCACCGCAACGAGAAGGGGGTCCTGTCCGCCGAGGACGATGCTGCCTACACCCGCATGGAGCAGGATATCACCGACCTGGGCAAGGAGATCGCCCGTCTGGAGCGGCAGGAGGCGTTGGACGCCGAGCTGTCCAAGCCCACCGCCAGCCCCCTGATCGGCAAGCCCCTGGGCGGCGCTGACCCGGACGAGCCCAAGACCGGGCGGGCCTCCAAAGCCTACAAGGAGGCCATGCTCACCGCCCTGCGCACCAACTTCCGCCAGGTGAGCAACGTTCTTCAGGAGGGCATCGACGCCAACGGCGGCTATCTGGTGCCGGAGGAGTACGACTCCCGGATCATCGACGGGCTGACCGAGGAGAACATCATGCGCAGGCTGGGCCACCGCATCACCACCAGCGGCGAACACAAGATCAACATCGCCGCCACCAAGCCCGCCGCCGCGTGGATCGATGAGGGCGGCGCACTCACTTTCGGGGACGCCACTTTCGCCCAGATCAGCCTGGACGCCCACAAGCTCCATGTGGCGGTGAAGGTCACCGAGGAGCTGCTCTACGACAACGCCTTCGGTCTGGAAAACTACATCATCGCTCAGTTCGCCAAGGCCCTGGGCAACGCCGAGGAGGACGCCTTCCTCAACGGGGACGGCACCGGCAAGCCCCTGGGCCTGCTGGCGGCGACCGGCGGGGCGCAGACCGCCGTCACCACTGCCGGGGCCTCCATCACGGCGGATGAGGTCATCGACCTGGTGTACGCCCTCAAGCGGCCCTACCGCAAGAGCGCCGCCTTCCTCACCAATGACCAGACACTGGCGGTGCTACGCAAGCTGAAGGACAACAACGGCCAGTATCTCTGGCAGCCCTCCTACCAGGCCGGGGAGCCGGACCGTCTGTTCGGCTACGCCATCCACACCTCTCCCTACTTCCCCACCATCACTGCGGGTAAGCCTGCCATCGCGTTCGGCGATTTCAGCTACTACAACATCGGCGACCGGGGGACCCGTTCCTTCGCTGAGCTGAAGGAGCTGTTCGCCGGGAACGGCATGGTGGGCTTTGTCGCCAAGGAGCGTGTGGACGGCAAGCTGGTGCTGCCGGAGGCGGTGCAGCTCCTGGCTATCAAGGCCAGCGCCGCCGCGAAGTGATCTGCTGGGGTCCCGGTGGTGTATCTGCCGGGACCCCCTGCCCATTCTGGAGGTGAGCATTTTGATCGTCACGCTGAACGAGGCCAAGAAGTATCTCCGGGTTGACCATGACGATGATGACACCATCATTCGGAAGTTCATCCGGGCGGCGGAAACGCTGTGCGAGGGTACGCTGCGGAAGGCGGTGGAGCCAGTTCCCATCAACAAAGTGGCGGCTCTGTTCGCCGTGGCCTACCTCTACGAGCATCGGGAAAGCGCCGACATGGACGAGCTGACCCGGATGCTCCGCTATATCCTCGCCACTGAGCGGGAGGTGGCCTTCTGATGGACATTTCCAAGCTGCGCTCCCGCATCACCATCCAGCAGGCCGTGGTGCAGAAAGATGCCATCGGCAACCACACCAACGCCTGGGTGGATTTCTGGTCCTGTGCCGCCTACGCCAACCTCGCCTCCGGCAAGGAGTGCGGGGCCGCTGGGCAGACATTGGGCAGCGACACTTTGGCATTTGAAGTGCGCTGGTGTGAGCGGCTCCGGGATTTGGATGGCACCAAGTTCCGCATCCTGTTCGGCGGCAATATCTACAACATCATCTGCGTGGACGATGTGCATTTCCGGCATGAAAAGCTGAAGCTGACCGCCCAGCGGGAAAGGCGGTGACGGCATGGCAAGAGACACCGTTTCCATTGACGAGTTCCCCAAGGTGGTCATGGCCCAACTGGAGGAATATGTGTCCATGGCCTCAGACGAGGTCAAAGAGGCTGTCCGCATCGTCAGCGAGGATGTGAAAGCCGAGATACAGTCCCGCGCCCCGGTCAAGACGGGCAAATACAAAGCAAGCTGGACGGTTACCAAGGTGGAGGAAACCGCCCAATCCCTGGTGAACACCGTCCACTCGGCGAAGCACTACCGGCTGACCCATCTGCTGGAAAACGGCCACGCCAAGCGGGGCGGCGGCAGGACCCGCGCCTTCCCCCACATCGCCCCCGGCGAGGCCCTGGCGGAGAAGGAGCTGCTGGAGATCGCGGAAAGGAAACTGCGATGAAAAAATCAGATGTTCCCGCCCTGCTGGAGCGGCTGGGCTTTCCCTTCGCCTATGACCACTTTGCCGAGGGCGAGGGGCCGGACCCACCCTTTCTGGTGTACCGCTATCCCAATGCGGACAACTTCGCCGCCGATGGGGTGGTGTACTTCAAGCAGGATGTCCTCCACATCGAGGTCTACACCGATAAGAAGGACCCGGCGCTGGAGGAGCAGATCGAGGCCGCTCTGGATGAGAGCGGCCTTTTTTACGGCAAAGGCGAGACGTGGATCGACAGCGAAAAGCTGTACGAGGTCCTTTATGAAATGGAGGTATCTGCATGAGCAGCACCAATAAGCGAAACAAGGTCAAGTTTAATATCTGCAACGTCCACTACGCCCCGCTGTCCCAGGACAATGACGGAAAGTACACTTGGGCAGCGCCTGTGGCTCTCCCCGGCGCGGTGTCCCTCTCCCTGGACCCCCAGGGTGAGCCGGAGAGTTTCTATGCGGACGGTATCGAATACTACGTCATCAACAACAACCAGGGCTATGACGGCGACCTGGAGGTGGCCCTCATCCCGGAGTCCTTCCGGCGGGACATCCTCATGGAGACCACGGACGCCAACAGCGTCCTGCTGGAGAACGCCGCCAGCGAGACAGGCAAGTTTGCCCTCCTGTTCGAGTTCGATGGGGATGTGCGGAAGATCCGCCACGTCCTTTACAACTGCTCCGCCTCACGGCCCTCCATCTCCGCCAAGACCAATGAGGAGAACCGGGAGGTGCAGACCGAGACCCTGACGGTGAAGGCCCGACCCCTTTCCACCGGCTATGTGAAGGCTAAGACCGGCGATTCCACCAAAGCCAGCGTCTACGACAACTGGTACAAGAGCGTGTACCAGCCTGCGGACACTCCGGCTGTGGACGAGGACGCTGACACCACTGGCGGCGAAGGGTAAGGAGGGCTGACACATGGGTATCAAACGCACCATCGAAATTGACGGCCAGCAGGTGGCGTTCAAGGCCAGTGCCGCCATCCCCCGCATCTACCGGTTGAAGTTCCACCGGGACATCTACAAGGACCTCGCCGCTCTGGAAAAGAGTGTGGGCGACAACAGCGAGGGCAGCTCCGGGCTGGATATGTTCTCTCTGGAGATGTTCGAGAACATCGCCTACATCATGGCGAAACACGCCGACCCCGCTGCCGTCCCGGATTCCCCAGAGGATTGGCTGGACAGCTTCAACACCTTCTCCATCTACCAGGTGCTGCCCCAGCTCATCGAACTGTGGGGGCTGAATGTGCAGACAGATGTTCAGTCTAAAAAAACTTCGCCCGACTGACCGGGAAATGACCACGCCGTTGTTCCTGCTCCGCTGTTTGCAGGTCGGGCTGTCCCTCCGGGACCTCGACCTGCTGACGGTGGGCATGGTCAACGACATTTTTGCGGAGCATCTGAACGATGACTGCAAATACGCGACCCTGGCAACGCAGGAAGATTTCGACCGCTTCTGATGGGAGGTGACGGCCTATGGGTGCAAGACGGATTGCGGGCATCACGGTCGAGATCGGCGGCGATACCACAAAGCTGACCACCGCCCTCAAGGATGTGGACAAGGCCCTCTCCACCACCCAGAGCAGCCTCCGGGATGTGAACAAGCTGCTCAAGCTGGACCCCGGCAACACGGAGCTGCTGGCACAGAAACACAGACTGTTGGGCGAGGCCGTCTCCGAGACCAAGGAGAAGCTGGCCACGCTGAAAACGGCTGCGGAGCAGGCCAACCAAGCCCTCGCCAGCGGGGAGATCACCCAATCGCAGTATGACGCCCTCCAGCGGGAGATCATCGAAACTGAACAGAAACTCAAGGATTTGGAGCGGCAGGCGGAAAATTCGTCTGTCGCTCTTCAAAAAATCGGGCAGGTGGGTGACAAGCTCCAAGCCGTGGGCGATAAAGTGTCCGGGGTGGGCGAGACACTCACCAAGTCGGTCACCGCCCCGGTGGTGGGCCTTGGCACCGCCGCTGTCGCCACCGCCGCCAACTTCGAGTCCTCCATGTCCCAGGTGCAGGCCACGATGGGTATCACCAAGGACTCCATGTCGATGGTTAACGGTGAAAGCGTGAACACCATGGACACCCTCTCCGCCCTGGCAAAACAGATGGGCAGCGAGACTGCTTTCTCCGCCAGCGAGTGCGCCGAGGCATTGAACTACCTCGCCCTCGCCGGGTATGACACCCAGGAGATGTGCGACACCCTCCCCACCGTCCTCAACCTGGCGGCGGCTGGCGGCATCGACCTGGCCTCGGCCTCCGACATGGTGACGGATGCCATGTCCGCTCTGGGCATGGGTACAGACGAGGCCATCACCATGGTGGATCAGATGGCAAAGACCTCGTCCACCACAAATACATCGGTGGCCCAGCTCGGCGATGCCATCCTGACCATCGGCGCTACGGCGAAATCTGTCAAGGGCGGAACCGCCGAACTGAACACCGCCCTCGGCATCCTCGCCAACAATGGCATCAAGGGAGCCGAGGGCGGTACACATTTGCGCAACGTCATTCTGTCCCTGCAAAATCCCACCGACAAGGCCGCGGCCTGCATGGAGCAGCTTGGCGTGGATGTGTACGACTCCGAGGGCAATATGCGCTCCCTCAACGATGTGCTGGGCGACCTCAACACTTCGATGGACGGCATGACCTCCGCCGAGAAGTCCAACATCATCGCCACCATCTTCAACAAGACCGACCTCGCCGCCGTCAACGCCCTTCTCGCCAATACTGGCGAGAGCTGGGACACCCTCCAGCAGTCCATCACCGAGAGCGGCGGAGCGGCCCAGCAGATGGCGGACACACAACTGGACAACCTCCAAGGTCAGCTCACCATTCTGAAGTCAGCTCTGGAGGGCCTTGCCATCTCCATCGGGGAGCTGCTGATGCCGGTCATCAAGAATATTGTCGCTGGCATCCAGTCCTTCGTGGATTGGCTGAACAGCCTGGACGAAGGCACCAAGCAGACCATCGTCACCATTGGTCTCATCGTTGCGGCGGTGGGGCCGGTCCTCATCGTTATCGGCAAGGTGGTCTCGGCGGTGGGGACCATCCTCTCGGTGGTTTCCAAGATCGGCCCGGTCATTGGCGCGGTCAAAACCGCTACCACCGGGCTTTTCACAGTTTTAGCGGCAAACCCCATCGGGCTGGTGGTCGCCGCCATCGCCGCCCTCATCGCCATCTTCGTCACCCTCTGGAACAACTGCGAGGGCTTCCGGGAGTTCTGGATCAACCTCTGGGAGAACATCAAGGCCGCTGCGGTGGCTGTGTGGGAGGCGCTGTCCTCCTTCTTCCAGGGGGCATGGGAGGCCATCGTCAACCTGGCCCAGACCATCTGGGGCGGCATCGGCGACTTCTTCTCCGGGTTGTGGGAGGCTATTTCCTCCACGGCCCAGGCGGTGTGGAGCGCCATCGGGGAGTTCCTCTCCGGCCTGTGGACGGGCATCGTCAGCACCGCCCAAGCCATCTGGGGTGGTATCACCGAGTTCTTCTCCGGGCTGTGGGAAGGCATCCGCTCTGTGGCGGAGACTGTCTGGAACGCAATCAGCGGTTTTCTCTCCGGCCTCTGGACAGGGATCGTGACCACCGCCCAGACCATCTGGAGCGGTATCTCCACATTCTTCTCCGGGCTGTGGGAAGGCATCCGGGCCACCGCCGAGGCGGTCTGGAATGGCATCAGCACCTTCCTCTCCACAATCTGGACAGCTATTTCAACGGCGGCACAGACCATCTGGAACGGCATCGCTACCTTCCTCTCCGGCCTCTGGACAGCCATCTCTACCACGGCCCAGGCCGCATGGAACGGTATTCGTGATTTCCTCTCCGGCATCTGGGAGGCCATCAAGGGTGTGGTCACCACCGCTCTGGAAACCATCCAGACGGTGGTCACCGGGGCTTGGGAGGCCATCAAGAGTGTGGTCACCACGGCGATGGAAGCGCTCCAAACCGCAATCAGCACCGCATGGGAGGCCATTAAGAGCGCCATCTCTACGGCGCTGGAGGCTATCAAAACCGCAGTCACCACAGCGTGGGAGGCCATCAAAACTGCTGTCACCACAGCGATGGATGCTATCAAGACTGCCATCACCACTGCCTGGGAAGCCATCAAAACTGTTGTGCTGACGGTCATGGAGGCGGTAAAAACCGCTATCACCGCCGCTTGGGAGGCCATCAAGACCGCTGTCACCACGGTGGTCAACGCTATCAAAGACACAGTGACCCAGGTCTGGAACGCCATCAAGGATACCGTTTCCGGCATCATGGACCGGCTGAAGGAAACCGTGGTCAACGCCTGGAACGCGCTGAAGGAGGCCGTCACCAACGTGTTGGGCGGCATCAAGGAGGCGGTGACTGGTGTGTTCAATGGCCTCGCCGATGGTGTGAGAACGGCAATGACCAAGGTGCTGGATGCGGTGAAGTCCGGCTTCAACTTCGTAAAAGATCACATCCTCGGCTTGGGCAAACAGGCTGTGGGCTGGGGCCGCGACCTCATCATGGGCATCGTCAACGGCATCAAGGGGGCCATTGGCGCGGTGAAAGACGCCGTGGGGAATGTGGCAAGCACAATCAAGTCCTTCCTCCATTTTTCCGTCCCAGACGAGGGGCCGCTCACCGACTATGAGAGCTGGATGCCTGACTTCATGGCAGGGCTTGCCAAGGGCATCGAGCAGAGCCGGGGAGCCGTCCGCGCCGCCATTGGAAATGTGGCGGACGACCTGACCCTCACGCCCACGATTACCGCCACCACCAGCGGGCTGGAGGCCCTCCGCAACGGCGGCATAGCCCAGAGTGACAATGCTCTCACTGCTACCAGTGGCAATTCCGAGATGGCTGCGCGGATGGATGCCATGTACGAGGTGGTCACCAAGTACCTGCCCCGGCTGGCCAGCCGCCAGATCGTGCTGGACTCCGGCACTCTGGTAGGCGAACTGTCCGATGGCATGAACCGAACGCTGGGGAGGAATCTGCTATGATCCGAAAATTCAGACTGACCAACAGTGCGGGGGACGGCTGGGACCTGAACAGCCGTTCCTCCTTCTTCCACTCCATTGCTGGCCTCGGCTTCAAGGACGGCACCTAATACGAGCAGGTCGGCACAGACTTCATCCCCCTGGAGGAGCTGTTCTCCCAGGGGGAGATGTCGGGCCGCATCCTGTTCGGCGGCTCCACCGCCTACCAGACCTACCGGGCCTTTTCCCGCTTCGTCCGGGCAGTTCCGCTCACCCTCATCTACCAGACGGACGAGACCTACCGGGTCCCGGTCCGGCTCACTGAGCTTTCCAAGGGGGAGATGATGGAGGGCGGCGGCGGGCTGGTCTGCGATGTGGCGTTCCTCGCCACCGGGCTGTTCTACAAGAGCGTCACTCGGCAGAGCGGCGTCCTTTCCATCGGCGGCAAGGTGTATCCGTACACCTACAATTACTCCTACGCCGAGGTGTCCCAGAACACCCTGGTCATCGAGAGCGACAGCTACGAGGACAGCCCCTGCAAGGTCACCATCTTCGGCCCCTGCCTCAACCCGGTCTGGAAGCACTATGTGGACAATGAACTGTTCGAGACAGGCCGCTACGAGGGGCTTATCATGGCGGACCACAAGCTGGTGGTGGATGCCACCGGCATTCCGTACAGCATCACCGAGCGCGGGGCGGCGGATGATATCGTGGCCGACCGCTACCAGCTCTGCGATTTTACCACGGAGCGGTTTTTCCACCTCAAGCATGGGAGCAACCGCATCTCTGTTTCCCACGATGGGCTGAACACGGTCAAGATGATGGTGGAGGGGAAGATTTCGTATGAAACCGTATAGTGTAGAGATTTTCCGGCCCGACTTCACGATGGTCGGAAACACCAATGTCAACGAGGTCACCTACAAAGAGGATTACCTCACCTCGGACGAGAACACCATCACGGTGCTGGCCCTCCCCGGCATTGAAAAGCAGGACTTCATCCGCATCAGCCGGGGCAGTGAGGAGTACGCCGGGGTGGTCACCGAAATTGGCTACGGCACCGACCGCTCCAAGCGGCTCCAGACCATCTCCTACAAGCCCCTGGTGGAGCTGCTCAACACCGGCATTCTGTTCGATGTGAATACCCAGGGCCAAGGGACGCTGGAGGAGTTCATTTGCGACCGCATCCGGGAGACCTTCATCGAAAACCCGGACACGCTCCAGAACATCCACGGCCTGTCCGTGGCCCACACCAGCGCCACCGCTGACTGGAGCCTGCACATCACTCCGGCGGAGAGCGGCGGGCATTACAACATTGTCAACCTCATGGATTCGGTCATCGTCCCCGCCATGCAGAAATACGGCATTCTGGTCAAGGCTGCGCTGGATATCCAGAACCGGGAGATACACCTCACGGTGGGCCGAGCCGGAGATGGCATCCTCACCATCGAGGCCGACCTTCCGAACATTATCAAGAAAAGCGTCACCATCAAGCAGGTCAGTGCCGATGTGAACAAGCTGGTGCTGTATGACAGCGCCGACTATGCTACCACACGCACCTACTACCTCCACCCCGACCTGGGCTACGACACCTACGACCGGGATCGCATTACCCCGGTGGTCTGTGAACTGCAAGCGGTGCAGCACGAGGATGGCAGCACTTTTGATGCCGCCGCCATCCGCGCCGCCCACGACAAGTTTTCCGGGCTGGCCTACTCCAACCTCATCGAACTGACGATGGCGAATGATGATGGGCTGGTGAAGCCGGAGCGGATGGAGTTCGGGCAGGAGGTGGAGATCATTTCAGACGGGGTGGCCTATCGGAGCATCCTCACCGGGCGGGAGCGCGGGAAGAACACCAAGCTGGTGTTCGGCACCGTCCGGCTGGACCTCACTAAAATTCTAAGGAGGAGCGGCAATGGCTAATAACATCGTTTTGAAAACCTATCGCGGCGGCAGCGTGACACCGCTGGACGATGCTATCATCCAGCAGACGGTCATCGCCACCAACGGCATTTTCAAGGGTTGCAATGTCACCTACGCCAGAGGCAACGTCCTCCATGTGTCCCAGGGCTTTGGCATGATTAAGGGGCGGTTTTTCGAGGTGTACGACTGCGAGGTGGGTGTTATCCTCAACACCGGCTCCGGCACCCTCCAGGGGCGGCTCTACATCCACATGGACCTGTCCAACGCGGACGAGCCGATCCAGCTCCTAACCGAGACGGCCTCCGTTCTGACCGACTTGACCGGGGACGAGGATGTGAACTACAACAACACCTCCTACGACCTGGAACTGGCGACCTTCGGGGTGACCCGGACGGGCATCACCAATTTGGAGCAGACCTTCGAGAAGATCACCGGGGCCTCCGGCAGCGGCGGGGCCAGCACTCTCCAGCGGTCCACCGAATACTTCAAAGGCGACTTCGTGACCTGCAAAAACGCCCCCGGCTGGGTGACGCTCTACTGCACCACGGCTGGTGTGACTGCCGCTGCGGAGCCGGTGGAGTATGCTGGCATCGCCGAGGTGGGCGACACGGTGCAGGACGGTACCTGCGTATTCATCGCCCGCGATGTTGTGGGCGAGATCGATGTTCTGAAAGACCTGTTTACCGATACCGAAACCAGCATCGCAGGGCTGGAGGACGGCCTCCAGAAGCTGCGGGAGGAGGTCATCAAGCAGGCGGAGAGCCAGACCGTTCCTGTCGGCACTATCCAATTCATGCCCAGCGCCAACGCCGGGGCGGATTGGCTCAAGTGTGATGGCAGCCTTGTCAACGAGACCGACTACCCGGAACTGGTGCAGGCCCTCGGAAAGCTGATGCCCAGCGGTGACAAATTCACTTTGCTTTCCAGCGGAGAAGTGCCTTTCCAAATCAGCAATGGCGTGGTCTATAACGGCAGGCTGTGGGTGTATTCCTTTTCCGCTCGAAAACTGTACGGGATCGACCTCGAAGGAAACGGGCCGATCAAGGCCATTCCGGTTTCCAGCACCAGCACTTACTTCGCCGACTTCATTGCTCCCAGCACAGCAAAGCCGCTGGTCCTTTCCATCGTCCCTCACCATTCCGGCATCAAAGCAAAACTGTTTCTGGCGCAGTTTTTGAACAGCGGCACCGATAGCACCATTCCCAAGGAGTATTCGTGGGTCGATAAGTTCCTGGTTTTCTCGGCAGAGTTCTCCGGCGAGGAGGACTCGCTGAAGGTCGAGCCGCCTTTTACGACCATCAAAAGGGAAACTGGAACACAAACACAGTATTACTATGCACCGAACTTTATCCCGACAATGTATGTTCCCTACGTCGTTTCAAAAATGGTCGGTGGCGTTGAAACCTACTATTGTGCAATTGGAAACCGATACTACTCCTATGGCAATTCCTCTCCTGGCGCACTCTGCTGGGTTGACAGCAGCAAAGAAGCCCTGCTCATCAACACCAATATCACTACCAACGATGAAACCTATTTCAAAAACCAGCGGCTCTGCTATGGCGAAAAAAACATGGGGGAACTGGTTTCTCTGTATGCCTATTCAAGCGGCAGCAGCAGATACTACTCGGTATATTCTTCTCCATCCGGGATTTTTGCAACAGAGAGCAGGTATACCACCTTATCGGTTACTCCCAGAGGCTCCGTTTGCCCCCTCAATGTCGTGGGCGACACCAAGGTTCTTGCCACTTTTGATGTCAACAATTTTCCGTGGGCATCGACTGCGGAAATCAAGACGGGGTGTATCAAACCTGATCTTCCCATGCCGAGCAGCGCAAAGGTGTTTGTGGATGCCGCCGCCTACCTTTGGGGCAAGGGCATCTTCCTCATTTTTGTCGGCACCGGCATCATCTTCTCCCGCACTCTGGAGGCCGGGTCCTTCGGCTATCTCGACACGACCTCGGTGCTAGGGACGATCACTCAATTCGGCTGGCTGGGCTATTCTCAGGATGAACAGTCGCTGTACATTCTGGGGCAGGACACCAGCAATCGGGTCAAGCTGGCGAGAATCACACTGAACACCAACTTCGACTACGCCACCGATGGTGCATGGCTCCCCATGATCGTCAGCGATGGCCTCCCGGCCTATATCAAGGCCAAGACAACCGAATAACGGATGAAGGGCTGTCCGCCGATTGACGGATGGCCTTTTATTATACACATTTTCAGAAAGGTCGTGAATCTCGATGAAGGAATTCTGGAACACGATGCAGATGGTGTTCGCAGCCGTGGGCGGCTGGCTGGGCTACTTCCTGGGCGGCTGTGACGGCCTGCTCATTGCCTTGGTGGTGTTCACCGTGGTGGACTACATCACCGGAGTTATGTGCGCCATCAACGACAAGAAGTTGTCCAGCGAGGTGGGCTTTCGCGGCATCTGCCGGAAGGTGCTGATTTTCTTCCTGGTGGGGGTGGCGAACATCCTCGATGTGCAGGTCATCGGCACAGGCTCGGTGCTGCGGACGGCTATCATCTTCTTCTACCTGTCCAACGAGGGCGTGTCCCTGGTGGAGAACGCCGCCCACCTGGGCCTGCCTGTGCCGGAGAAGCTGAAGGCTGTGCTGGAGCAGCTCCACGACCGGGCGGAGAAGGGCGGTGACGGAAAATGAAACTGATTGAATCCATCCTCACCAAAAACCCCTGCTACACCGCAGGCCGGAAGATCACAGTCAAGGGCCTCGTGCTTCACTCCGTAGGCTGTCCCCAGCCCATCGCCTTGGTGTTCGTCAAGAACTGGAACAAGGCCACCTACGACCGGGCCTGCGTCCACGGCTTCATTGACGGCAACGATGGCACCGTCTACCAGACGCTTCCCTGGAACCACCGGGGCTGGCATTGCGGGGCCAGCGGCAACAACACCCACATCGGGGTAGAGATGTGCGAACCGGGCTGCATCAAGTACACAGGCGGGGCCACCTTCACCTGTTCCGACACCGCTACCGCCAAGGCTGTGGCCCAGCGCACCTATCAGGCGGCGGTGGAGCTGTTCGCCATGCTTTGCCAGAAGTTCTCCCTCGACCCGCTGGGCAACGGGGTGATCGTCAGCCACAAGGAGGGCTGCAAGCGGGGGCATCGCCTCCAACCACGGCGATCCGGAGCATCTCTGGACGCAGCTCGGCCTGCCCTACACGATGGACACATTCCGCAAGGAGGTCAAGGCCGCGATGGGCGGCGGGGCTGCTGCTCCCGGCGGTGTGTCCGGCACGAAGATCATGGGCGCGGCTGTCGCTACGGCGGAGCAGATGCGCACCTACATCAAGACCAAGAATCCGAAGGTGGCCCAGAGCGTTCTGGACATGGTGCCGCTCTATCTGTCCGAGGGTGCGGCGGAGGGTGTGCGGGGAGACATCGCTTTTGCGCAGTCTTGTCTGGAGACCGGGAACTTCGGCTTCGCTGGCTCCACCGTCACGCTGGAGCAGAACAACTTCTGCGGCATGGGTGTCACCGCCAACGGTATGAAGGGAAACTCCTTCTCTACGGCCCAGCTTGGCATCCGGGCGCAGGTGCAGCACCTCAAAGCCTATGCCTCCACCGAGCCGCTGAAGGGCGAGTGCATCGACCCCCGGTTCAAATATGTGGCAAGATGCTGTGCCGAGGTGGTGGAGTGGCTGGGCCAGAAGGAAAACCCCCAGGGCAAGGGCTGGGCCACCGGCGCGGGCTATGGAGAGAAGATCATCACCATCCTCAAGTCCATCCTCGCCACCGCTGGCGGAGCTGCTCCGGCTCCTGCTACCGTTCCCTTCAAAGTGAGGGTGACCGCCACCGACCTCTGCATCCGCACCGGCCCCGGCACCAGCTACTCCAAGACCGGGAAGTTCACCGGAGCCGGGGTCTTCACCATCACCGAGGTCAAGAACGGCCCTGGCTCTGCCAAGGGTTGGGGCAGGCTGAAATCCGGCGCGGGCTGGATCGCACTGGACTTCGCACAGAAAATCTGATAGCACCACTATGGCCCACCGGGGATTTTCCCTGGTGGGCTTGAATTTCTATTACTTTTTTGAGGGGCATCATTCTATGGCAACTGAAAAATCAATGGACATTTTACATTATCGGGAGCAGGGGCTGGGCTATAAAAAGATCGCCGCCCTCACTGGCTACTCGCTGAATACGGTCAAGTCGGTCTGCCGGAGAAATCCAAACGGCGAGGAAAAGCTGTGCCTCCAATGTGGAGCCAAGCTGGTGCGCACCCCTCACTATAAGGAGAAAAAATTCTGCTCGGATATCTGCCGCATTGCCTGGTGGAACAGCCACCCGGAGGCGGTCAACCGTAAAGCCGTCTACCACTTCACCTGCGCCCAATGCGGCCAGCCTTTCGACAGCTACGGCAACAACCACCGGAAATACTGCTCCTGCGCTTGTTACGCCGAGGCCCGGAGAAAGGGGGTGTAGGCGTGTCCGAGGAGTTCTTCCGCAATTTGGCTGCGTACAAAGCGGCGATGAGTCTCGCCAAGGGTATGCTCCACCAGGGCATTATTTCCGAAAGCGAGTACGCTGAAATCGATACAATTATGACCAAAAAGTACGGCCTGTCCTTGGATAGTATTTTTCGCACAATCGCTTGATAAATCGGGCTTTTAGAGCGAATATGTGACCACCAAGGAGGTGATTTTTTGGAACGCGTTATTCAGAAAATGGGGCTGAAAGTTCCTACACAGCCCAAGGCGGAGCGGGTCGCGGCCTACGCCAGAGTGTCCTCCGGCAAGGACGCCATGCTCCACTCCCTCTCAGCCCAGGTCAGCTACTACAGCAGCCTCATCCAGAACCACCCCGGCTGGCTCTACTGCGGGGTGTACGCAGACGAGGCCCTGACCGGCACAAAGGAGAACCGGGAGAATTTCCAGCGGCTGCTGGCCGAGTGCCGCGCCGGGAACATCGACCTCATCATCACGAAGTCGATTTCCCGGTTCGCCAGGAATACTGTGGTGCTGCTCCAGACCGTCCGGGATTTGAAATCGCTGGGAGTGGATGTCTATTTTGAGGAACAGAACATTCACTCCATGAGTGCGGACGGCGAACTGATGCTCACCATTCTGGCATCCTACGCCCAAGAGGAGAGCCTCTCCGCCAGTGAGAATCAGAAATGGCGCATCAAGAAGAATTTCGAGGAAGGGATGCCCTGGTCCGGTCAGGTTCTGGGGTACAAGTATGTGAACGGTGTTTACATCGTCAAGCCGGAGGAGGCCGAGATTGTGCGGAGTATTTTCGCCGACTACCTCTCCGGCATGGGTGTCGAGGCCATCATGAAAAAGCTGAACGCCCAAGGCAAGACCTCCCGCAACGGCCATGCCTGGTGCCGTTCCAGCGTTCGGAAGGTGCTGGGGAACTACTCCTACACCGGCAATCTGCTTCTCCAAACCACATTCAGAGAGAACCACATCACCAAAAAGACGCTCCCCAACCGTGGTGAGCTGCCCATGTACCATGCGGAGAACACACATGAGGCCATTGTCAGCATGGAGGACTACCAGGCGGTACAGGCGGAGATGGCGCGGCGGTCTGCCAAGCACAACAGAACCACCCGTGGACCTGCCAGGTATCCTTTCACTTCGATGATCGTCTGCGGCACCTGCGGCAAGGGCTACCGGCGAAAGGTGACCCGAACCGGGCCGGTGTGGATTTGCAGCACCTTCAACATCTATGGCAAAGCCGCCTGTTCCTCCAAGCAGATTCCAGAAGGGACACTGGAGAAAGTGGCGGCAGAGGTGCTGGTGTTGGACACCTTTGACGCAAAAGCCCTCCACGATAAAATAACGGCTATCAGGGCCGAGGGGAACAACACTCTGGTATTTCTGTTCAAGGACGGTACACAAATCGTTAAACGGTGGGCAGACCGTTCCAGGGCGGAAAGCTGGACCCCGGAGATGAGAGCCGCCGCCAGAGAATATGCGAGGAAAGGACAGGTGATGAGGTCATGCCAGCAGTAAGAGCAGTAACGGTCATTCCCCCAACCATCAATCTTCATACCCATGCCCCGGCGGTGGCGGCGAAGAAACGCAGGACAGCAGGGTATGCCCGCGTCTCCACCGACAGTGATGAGCAGTTCACCAGCTACGAGGCGCAGATCGACTACTACACCCGGTACATCAAGAGCAACCAGGAGTGGGAATTTGTGTCGGTCTATACGGATGAGGGCATTTCCGGCACGAACACAAAGCGCAGGGCTGGTTTCAATCAGATGATCGCCGATGCCCTCGCCGGGAAAATCGACCTCATCGTCACCAAGTCGGTGAGCCGCTTTGCCCGGAACACGGTGGACAGCCTGATCACCATCCGCAAGCTGAAGGAGCATGGCGTGGAGGTCTACTTCGAGAAGGAGAATATCTGGACCTTCGATTCCAAGGGTGAGCTGCTCATCACCATCATGTCCTCGCTGGCCCAGGAAGAGAGCCGCTCCCTTTCGGAAAACATCACCTGGGGCCAGCGCAAGCGGTTTTCTGACGGCAAGGTCAACCTTCCCTATAAGCAGTTTCTCGGCTACCGGAAGGGGCCGGACGGATTCCCGGAGGTGGTGGAGGACGATGCTAAGATCGTCCGCCGCATCTATGCTCTTTTCATGGAGGGCAAGACCAGCTACGCTATTGCTAAGGCCCTCACCGCTGACGGCATCCCCACGCCCTCCGGCAAAAAGAAGTGGGGAGCCAGCGTAGTGGAGAGCATCCTCACGAATGAAAAATATAAGGGGGCAGCACTCCTTCAAAAATGTTATACAGTTGATTTTCTCAGCAAAAAGCGGAAGGTAAACGAGGGCGAAGTCCAGCAGTATTGGATTGAGCGGAGCCACCAGCCCATCATCCAGCCCCATGAGTTTGATGTTGTTCAGGCCGAGTTTGCTCGGCGCAAAGGCATGGGCCTCCACTACAGCGGCGGCGGAGTATTCTCCTCCCGGCTGGTCTGTGGCGACTGCGGCAGCTACTACGGCCCCAAGGTCTGGCACTCCAACAGCAAGTACCGCCGCGTGGTCTGGCAGTGTAACGGGAAGTTCAGCAACGAGGAAAAGTGCCGCACCCCGCATCTGTTGGAGGAGGATATCAAGGCCCGATTTCTGGCAGCGTTCAATCAACTGCTGGATGGCAAGGACGCTCTGCTGGAGGATCGCCGCGTCATGCAGGACCACCTCACCAACTGCTCCGCCATTGATGCGGAACTGGACGAACTGCTCCGGGAAATCGCGGTGGTGACGGAACTAACCCAGCGGTGCATCCAGGAAAACGCCGGTCGCGCCCAGAGCCAGGAGGAGTACGCAGAACGCTACAACGGCTATGTGGCGAGATATGAGAAGGCCAAGGCCAGGGTGGATGCCCTCCAGGAGCAGAAGAAACAGCGGCAGACCAAGGTCGACCTCATCGGCGGTTTTATGTTCGCCTTGCATGAACGGGAGGTTGGTATTACGGAGTTTGAAAACTCCCTCTGGCTGGCAGTGGTGCAGAAGGCCACAGCCTACCACGATGGGCGGCTGGTGTTCACCTTCCAGAATGGGATGGAGATTGAGGGATAACTGAATACAGATGCACACGGCCCGCTGGCTCATTTGGGGCTGGCGGGCCTTTTGTCTTGCCTTATGCTGTTTTTGTGGTATAATTAAATCATGAATCTCAAGAGAGCAGAGGAGGGAAACACGATGCTGAAAGCATCTTTACTCGAATGGTGTCAACATGAATTTGACCATTCAAACGCAGGGAAATGTGGTCAAAGCTGCAATAACGCTGAATTCTGTGTGCAAAATTGCGATGAATGCAAATTATAGTGAAAAAGCGGTTGGAACAAACAGTGGAAAGCACAACCCAGACTCCCCGCTTTTGATTGGAGAAGTCGGGCCGGAAGATAAAATTACAGAACGGAAGATGTTCTCATGTAAAGTGAATCAGCTCCGGCTTGATCTGTAAATATTCAATAGGTTGCACACCCTTTCCTTACAATCTGCACCCCCTTTGTTACTCTGACCCAAACAACAGAAAAACTTGCACCCCCTATGCGGCAAGGGTGTGCAGTTGTATCAAAATCACCAGCACTTTTCATGTCGAGTGTTCATAACGCAACTGAACACTTGTATGTAAAGGAACAGTCGAAAGGCTGTTCCTTTGCTATTTCTGTGGGGCGGTGTGCCCCGGTGGAGCGGCTTTCGGGCCACTCCCTTTCCTTTACCCGGCCTTACCGACAAGATACTCAATAGCCACCCCCTGGCAGCTGTCCAGCACCACGTTCTCCAGGTACTCCTCTACCTCCGGCAAGTCCAGGACGCCGATGAAGTTATAGTGGATCACGATCCGCTGCGTCCTGTTCTTTCCTCTGCCCTAGGTCTGATACACGTCGATGCGCTCTACAAGCTCATGCAGGATGGTGGGCGTCAGCGTTTTCATCTCCATGAACTTCCGCACCGCTTTCAAAAACTGCTCCTTGCAGAAAGCCCGGTCGTTCTCCCTGTCACACTGGCGCTGCAACTCCTCAATGTCCTTTTTGAGCTGCTGCTGTTCCTCGTCGTACCGCTGGGACATTTTCATAAAGCGTTCATCCGTCAGCTTGCCCGATACATTGTCCTCATAGATGACTTGGGTCAGCTTGGAAAGTTCCGCAAGTCGCTTCTCAATGGCTGTCAGAGTGGTTTGCGCCCGCTTGATCTCTCCGGCGGTGGCGGCTCTGCGCTGGGTCCGTATCCGCTTTATCAGGCTGCCCAGGTCACGCTTCGCCAGCTCCGCTTTTGCCCGGATGTCTGTCAGCACGACCTCGATCAGAACACGCTGGTTCATGATGTGCGCTGTGCAAACGGACTTCCCTCACGTGGCGCAACGGCCACAGGCGCAACTGCGATAGGTGGACTTTGACCCGTCCTTGCGCCGCCGCCCGTCATGGTAGCTTCGCATCAAGGAGCCGCAGTCCATACATCGGAGCAGCCCCGCAAAGAGGGCAGTCTCCCCGTTCGCCTGTGTCCGGCTCCGGGTGTTCTGCCGCTCTATCGTCCGTACCAACTCCCAAACCTCCATGGAAATCAACAGCTCATGGGTCCCCTCCACCCGTATCCACTCGCTCTCCGGCTTGTCCACCTGCTTGTGAACCTTGTAGGATACCATGCCCGTTTTATTCTGCACCATGTGGCCGATATAGACCTCGTTCTGGAGGATGGCCTTCACCGTCTGCGCCTGCCAGTAGCCGCCCTCCTTGCGGATGTTGGGCTTGCCCTGGCGGAGATAGTAGAAGCCGCTGGGCGTCGGCACTTGCTTTGTGTTCAGGGTCGTGGCAATTTTTCGGTAGCTGTACCCCTGGCAGCGGAGGTCGAAGATACACTTTACGATTGGCGCGGTCTCCGGGTCGGGAATGAGGATGTGCTTGTCCTCCGGGCTTTTCAGATAGCCGATAGGGGCGTAGCAGCCCACATACTTCCCAGCTTGAAACGAGGACCGTTTGACCGCTTTGATCTTGCTGCTGGTGTCCCTGGCGTAGAGGTCGTTCATGACATTTTTCAGAATCACCAGCATTTCATTGTTTTTGTGGATGGTGTCCACCCCGTCATTCAGAGCGATAAAACGGCAGCCCATCGAAGGGAACACGATGTCTGTAAACCGGCCCGTTTCGATATAATCTCTGCCGAGACGACTGAGGTCTTTGCATAATATCAGATTGATTTTCCCCGCTCTGGCATCGGCAATCATCTGATTAAACATGGGACGGTCGAAAGGCGGCGTTAGATAACGATACTTCCCAAAACACAAGAAAATCAATGGGTATAGGCGACAGGTAAGTATGGTATGTATGAAACAAAAAAGCGGTGTTCTCCGCCTCGCTTTGGCTGGGAACGCCGCTTTATGTGCTGAAAGGAGCAGAGATGACAGTATTTCATGTTGCGAAGAACACAAATTGCACAGTCATGTCCAACCATCATTTGCGGAACCGGGAGCTGTCCCTAAAAGCCAAGGGCCTGCTGTCACAGATGCTCAGTCTCCCGGAAAAGTGGGACTACACCCTGCAAGGACTGGCCTACATCAACCGGGAGCAGATCGACGCCATCCGTCAGGCCGTCCATGAGCTGGAGCGGGCCGGGTATATCGTGCGGGTGAGGGAACGGGACAACCGGGGACGGCTGCGGAGAGCGGAGTACACCATCTACGAAAAACCCCAGCCGCCGTCCAGTCAACCGGCGTTGGAATAACCTGCGTCGGGAAAACCGATGTTGGAAAATCCTATGTAGGTAGATCCGACGCAATAAAATAAAGATATAAGTAAATAAAGAAAAATCAAGTAAAGATTTATCAATTACCCATTCCTTTTCTATCCGTTCCCCTACCCTCTCCCGTGGAGGACAAGCGGCAAAGCCGCCGGAAGGGAATGGAACGGGAGCGAAAAGCAGAGAGGTCAAATCGCAGCAAGGGTTATCGTGAACATTATCTGACCCGTAGAAACCGTACAGACGCGAAGCGGGTGTACGGTTTCTGCGGGTGTCACAAGAGGGCCTGCGGCCCTCTTGTGTGATAGCACAGTTTCATAGTCCAGCAAAAGCCAGGACAGGAGCGCCGGGGTGTTGGCCTCCCGCCCTGGCTTTTAGCGTCCATCTGTACGCCGTTAGAAGCCTATTTTGGCGGGTGCAGGTCAAATCGTATTGCCCCCCTATCGACCACAGCCGGAAAGCCTTGAAATATCAGGGCCGTTTTGCCTCTAAAGCGTTACACATCAGCCCTATCTTGGCGGCAGGGGTTCATCATTCATTTCTACGCAGTTAGAGACCCGTTTTTGAGGGCGCGGGCCAAATCGTATTACCCCTTGTGCGACCGCCTCTTGAACGTCCTGAAAACAGGCCGCTGGATAGGGTCTAAATGCGTAGACTGGTAGGCGGATTTAGGGATGTCAGCCAAAGTGTCGGATAACGGGGCTGTGTAGAAAGAGTTGGAGCAGATTTTTCGGTAATCAGTTTGACAGAATATATTGCCGTGGCTGCCATGCCCTTGCGGATATTGCCTCTGTTCTGTATAAGGGTTTGGGACTATCCCAACAAGCAAAACGGACACGGCCTGGCTGGGGCCAGATTAGGCCGTTTTTCGGGAGTGTGGCCACACTCCCTATGCTTGCTACGTTAGTATTTCCACAAAAACGCTATGAGGAAGCGGGAATTTGGGATTTCAGGTTAAAAATTCGAAATCAATACTGACAACAAGAAGAAATTGCGGTACAATTATAGTCAAAGGGGTGATTTTTATGGCGAATGTACTGATTGTTGAAGATGAAAAGGCCATGCAGGACATCATCGCGGACTATATGCGAAAGGGCGGACACACCTGCTTTACTGCCGAC